TTAGGTTCTAATCTGACGAAAGGTGAGATTGATACGAGGCGTGCCGACTTTTTTTGTGGTTGGAAGGCTGTGTAACCAATGGTGTTGAGTCACGCCTTTCATCACCAGTAAACTGCCCGAGTCTAGTTCAACTGAATGGGTTTCTTTGGTGTGTTTGTGTTTGAAAGAAAATTTACGCTTTGCGCCAAAGCTTAGGGACGCGATCACACCTTGCTCGACCAGTTCGCGTTCTGCGTCACTGTGCCATGACATACCTTCGGAACCATCATGGTAAAGGTTCAATAAGCAAGAGTTATATTGTTCTTGCGTTTCTCGTTCAACTTGCTCTTTTATTTCTAATAGAAGAGGGGTCCATAATTTAGCGATTTTTGTGGTTTTAGAATATGTATATCGAAAGGCTTGTTCCGCGTACCAAGCAACTTTACGTTTGGTGATGATGTGTTTACCAAAAATCACGGCTTGATCATATTGCCAATCAATTTCGTTAAGCAGATGATGAAGGTAAATGTGGGACTGCTCTGGCTGAATCAAATGTCCGAAGTAAGTTACATCGCCATCGTATGGTAAAACAGACAAAGGTTCCGATTCAATTTCTGAGAAGAGATCATTCATTTGCATCGACTCCCTTGTTTGTGGTGTGAGAGCTCCTAACCGATAATTACTTGGTAGTCTTTATTTCAGATCACTTTGTAATAAGGGAATCAAGGCTGTAGCGCTATTGTCGGCAATCTCGCTTCCTACGGCTTTTTAGTCAATAGGAGAGATCCGTTAAGCCGTATTTGCATATCTAAATTCCTACGCGTTAATACGAAATGCATAAAAATTACTGGTTTATGCATAATAATGTGTTAGGAAGGATTTGGCAGAGTGTAGGAGGTATATGGTGGAGCCTAGCTCCCTCGCAAAGCGGCTTGAAAGTATTGCTATTGCTGGGTTCTTTTATTTCGATTTTTATATATGCCCCCGTAGATGCCCCCACATTCATTTTCTTACAGTGAAAGGCTATGACAGGGCATGCGCATTTATACCAATAAAAAAATGCCCCCACAACCAATTAAGGTCATGGGGGCATTTTGCTATTTACCATGTTTCTTTTTTTCTAGAGAGACTAACAAGTCATCTTTAGCTGCTTCTGTAAATTTAAAAGTATCAGTTGATAGCTGTCCAACATTGTGACCACAGTAACCACAATCAACTTCATATTTTTTCCCTACCGTAAAATTTATAGACTCTTTACAGCAGGGGCATTTTCTTTCGTACATATTTGCCTCTCAAAAATATTAAGCCGCAACGGAGCGGCGGATTGTTTGACTGGTGTTTGTTTTGATAAGTGCTGCGGCAAGTGGCGGGCAAACTGAGTTGCCACACATACGGACTTGCGCAGCCTTTGAAAGCTTGGTGCCGTCGGGTAGGGTGTCGATTACGTATGAATCAGGAAACCCTTGTGCTCTGTAGAGTTCACGCGGTGACAGCATACGCATACCGATGTCTACGATCTGATAATCTTCGCCTTTGATCGTTACCAAACCAAAGCGGTCTTTTGTGGTAACGGTGTGTAGCGGTTCATTGACTGTGCAACCTTCACCCGTTCCGTAATATTTAACCAAGAAGGCGCGAACCTCTCCGATGTGACCACCACCGCTAGTGATGGTATGAACCGGCTCTCTTACATCTGTACCAATACAGCCATTGCGAAGCTTTACTAGGTTGCTGGCGATAAGAGCATGATGGTCAACCGTGGTTACTGTGTCGGTCGGTGCATTCATGCTTATACCAGAGCCTGTATAGTTGCCACCGTAGTGCTTGGCTAAGAAAGCGCAAACTAGCTGGGAGTGATTCTGTGTGGTGATCGTATTTACTGGTTTGTCTATTGGTCGTGGCTTGCCTGCGTATGCTGGCCCGCCAGCACCGATAATAAACGGTTTATCTGACTCGATGACGAAACGCTGTAAGCCACGAGCGATTCGCTTCATTGTGTTTTCTGCCAGCGGTCGCTTACGCTCAAAAATGCTTGGGCAAGGGATAGACCAGTCGATAATATCGGCGGCTGTTTTCCAAGGCTTAAGCTTTCCGGATTGGACTTCTAGGCTTGCTGGATCGCCGTGGGTTGGTGTTGGCCATGAAATAGGGTTGCCATCACAACGTGCGATAAGAAAGAAACGCTTACGGGTAGTCGGTACACCGAAGTCGCAAGCGCGCAGCTCTTTCCAATCAACGATATAACCAAGCTTTTTCAGCGCGTTAACAAACGTCTTAAAATTCTTACCCTTCAGGCTTTGGCCTTTCTGCCCTAGAAATGGTGCGCCGTCTCTCACTGGTCCCCACGTTTTAAACTCTTCAACATTCTCAAGCATAATTATTTTAGGCTTTACCGTAGCAGCCCAACGAACAGCAACCCAAGCCAAACCGCGAATATTGCGGTCTACTGGCTTGCCGCCTTTGGCTTTCGAGAAGTGTTTGCAGTCCGGGCTAAACCAGGCAATTTCGACTTCACGGTTTCCGCATGCCTTACGTGGGTCAACTTCCCAAACGCTTTCGCAGTAGTGTGCTGTATCTGGGTGGTTTGCCGTGTGCATCGCCACGGCTTCGGGGTCGTGGTTAATCGAAATATCAACGGGACGGCCTAATGCCATTTCCAAGCCGGTAGAAGCACCGCCACCACCAGCAAAGTTATCAATCACCAATGATTGAGGTAGGTGCAGGTCTAACTGACCTGCGTGGTTGTTGAAGAAGTGCATTCACTATACCTCCTGAAACATTGGCAGCTTAAAGGCTTGCTCACGTAACTTGTCCGCTTCAACTGGGTCATAGCCCCAAATATTGCTGCCGTCTTCGCGGAAGCATTTTGGTGCAATTAGGCGCTTATCAATTGGCGTACCGTCTAGAATGTAGCGCTTTAGGTGTGAGATTAGGCTTTGCATGGTTCCGCCTTCGCTAAGGCCAGACCATTGAATATGCTCACGGTTGGTGTAAACGCGGCGGCGCGTGTAGGCGTCCACGTAGAACACCTTGCCGCCTTTGCCTAATTCCATGTGAGCAATTTTATTTTCATGACTTAAGAACTTGCGACCATGGGTGGCGATTAATTTAATCAACCTGTTTGCATGATTAACTCGCTCACTTTCAATCGGCTTATCAATGACATAGAACGAATCACAGCCGCACTTAGGGCACACAAAGGTAGATGAAAAGCCGTCACCATTAGGTTGATTTACCATTTCAGCATATACGCCTGTCCAGCGGCATGATTGTCTTGAACACTCTTGTCGATCTTGCATCATAGTCATTGAATGATTCCTTCCTTCGGCGCCTGCGGGACCACGATGTGGGCCACGGCCTTGATTAAAATGTCAGGGATGATTGAGCCGTTGATGAAGTGGGGCGGGTGGTACTTCACTAGCTCAACGTGGTTGTTGTCGTGGCAAATCCAGACTAAGCACTCGTGTTTGTTTACGTGCTTGAACTCCTTGGGAGCCAGCCAAATTTCGCTAGGTTCATGTTGCTTCATAGTATTAAGTGAACCTTTAGGCATAGTTCCTTTGCCTTGTTATAAGCTTCAATCCATGCGTCCCGCTCTGCTGTGGTCTTGAATCTCCTATATGAGGTTCCTTGACCTTTTAGGGGTTTAGCTGAAATTTCTAGGTCGCCACTGGGAGTCCAGTCGCGTAAGCCTAAAATGCACCATTCATTGATGCCCTTTAGGATTGCCACATTAGGCGAATAACCGTTACCTAAATCGCGAACATGGTAGCCTTCATGATTCACGTTAACCGCTTGACGCATGTCTCCAATGGATGCGGGCTTTAGCTGCTTTACTATCGACTTGGTAAGCTTTTTCCTAGTTGTAATTACTTCAATTTCTATACTCACGCTATTGCCTCCAATTGCCGTTGTAGTTCAGCCACTTGCTCATATAGTGCGCTATGGCTGTAGACCACCACCCAGAGAATGCCGCTTTCAATATCTGCACCAGAGCCATGACCCACGGTGACATCTTGGATGCGCTCAATACTGCTGCGCTTGCTTGAGTCCAGTACTTTAGCTAAGCGATAAAGAATGTCTGTGGCATGCGCTGGGTTACCGGTCTGCTGCCACTGTGCGATTTCTTCGGCTAGATTCATGCTGCCACCTTCGCTTCTTCTGCTTTATATACGTAGCGACGGCCACCGTTCCAAAGCAGTTGGTTGATCGTACGCTTGGCGCGCTCGCGATCTTCTTGAGTTGCGCCGTTGTCGGCGGTTTCTTGAAGTAGCTGCACTTCTAAACTCACGGCTTCTTGAATCAGCCCTTTTGCGTGAGCTGCTTCGCGTGTTTGATAAGACAGGCGTATAGCGGCCTCAACCGCTTGCTTAACAAGTAGAGTTGTCATTGTTAGTACCTTTGATTGTTTGTTTGGGAGGGTGCGCAGGGCGCTTTGAATTGCAGTCAAACCCAAGCCACTTATGGGCACTCGGAAAAGTTAGGTGTTGCCGCACCTACTGACTGCAAATCAAAGAACCCTTGCGTGCATGCAAGGGTTCTTTTGATGCTTTAGATATCGAGTGTTGAAATAACCATCCCAAGACAATATTTTTCTTCACCATCTAATATTTCAAATGTCGTATGAGGAATTTGTGTCTTATACGACCAAGAGAACTCTCCGTTACACCAGACAGCTTCAACCTCTTTCGATGCAGCTTTATGGTCAAGCCACTGCATTAGCTCATCATCTGTATCTAACTCGTCACGGTTACCTAAAATGCCTTCACGATGAATTAAGACATGGCCACCATCATGCACGCCAACCTCATCACGAAAAGCACCATCAAATTCAATTAGGTCATCAGAGGCTCCATATATAATTAATAGATTGGACTTTTTTAGTGATTCACGCATTTCACTAGATATTCTTAGTGGGTACTGAGTGCCGTTAAGCTTATTAGTAAGTTCAATTATGTTCATTCTATGTTCTCCTTTTTTTAACGTTGGCTTGGGTAGAGCACTCTCGTTTACTGCTGGATAGAGGGCAGGGATAACCGGCACAAGAGCGCTCTCCGAAGCCCACCGCGTGGGGCGGTGGGTGCGTATTTGTGACTTATTACTCAGTTTGAATTTCAAACCAGTGAGTAAAGTGGCTTTGAAAGAGGTTGCGGATCGTGAGCGACATCAGTGAAAAGTTTGCATCGAGATCGGATAGGGTGCCCCCTTGGGAGTCGTTGAAAGCCTGCTCCTTAAGTGCGTCATCCCACTTAATCGACTTGATAGTTAAGTCATCACATAGAACGAATGACATTTTATCTGTCCAACGTAGGCCGACATTTTTCACAGACATGCCTTGCTCAAGATGGCGCGTTACATCTTCGGAAAGCGGCTCAAGTTTCTTGAACTTAATAGAAGACCGGTCTTCTGAACTGTCTTGAAGGTCGCAGGTATCACCAGTTTCTAAGCTTGCTGGTACTTCGTTTTTCATTAGCCAGTCAGTCATTACCATGGAGGGCGATACTTGCGCTTGCAGCGGCACCATAGGAAAGCTACCAAGCATTGTTTGCAGCAGCTTGAATGACTGCTCTGTCATGGCTCCGTTGGTCGTGTTGAGCACCAGTAATTCAGCCTTCTTGTCGATGTATAGCCACACATCAGATAGGTTAGAGAACGCTTTGGCCCGAAGATCGAATACCAAGCCTTCTTTAATGTCGGCCTTTTCTTTACGCCCAACCTTGCGACCCTCAATGGTTTCGATCTCGGCCACTTTTTCTTCAAGCTCTTCGCGTACCACTGACGACGGTAGGCTTTTCTCTTCCTTACCAAAGCGGAACAACATGCAATCGTTGCTCACGATCGCCCAGCATTCAGAGCCACGAATCAGCGGCAAGGTGCCGAACGTGAATTCGTCTTGCGCGCCTACTTCGCGTAGTGGGTGCTCTGGCAGTGCTTGCTCAATGGCCGCGAAATCAACGGGGCCTTTAAGTTGGAATAGTTGTAGAGTTTTAGGCCACATTTGCAGTTACTCCTGTGAACTCAGGCGCCTCGTACTCAGCCCAGCCAAGTAGTTTGCAGTTTTCGCAAAGGCCTAATGGCACATAGAAGTCTGCGAACTCGTAGTGCGCTTGGTTTTGTACCCAGCCAACACTTGATATGTATTCGCCATCTTCGCCAATTAGTGTCCAGTCCTCGCCTTCGACCGAGGGGCGGTTTTGGTAAAGAGCTTCGAATACAGTAATGCCATGTTTGGTTTCTACCGCGATCCAGAATTGCTTTTCAGTGCCTAGCTCTACTTCTGGCACTGTATCCGGCGCATTCCATTTCACGATAGGTGGTCGTGGGGTTGTCATGGTTGTCTCCTTAGTAAACATCGTTCCAGTCGGCGTTAAGCACGGATGCGGCGTGGTGTTCGCGCTTGCCGTCCCACTCAACAACCACAGCCTCTACGTTTGGCACGTTGTGGCGTTGGTCTTCTGGTACGCCTTCCAAATACTCTTTTTGCTCTTGGTTGATCTGAGCGGCGCGGAAGTCGGCTTCGGCGCGGGATGATGCAGCAACTAGTGAGCCGGGGCCGTGGATCTCGACCGCCCAAAGCTTTTGTTCTTCTTTCGGGGTGCTGTAGGCCTCTGCGCAGAAAGGACAGTATGTGCCAAAGATTGGTGTCTCGTACTTCTTGCGATTCTTGGCTTCTTCGCCATTCACTTTTTTAACTTTGTGGCTGCTGTCGATCATCATCGCTGGTACGGCATTGTCGCTACCATCAAAGCGAAAGTGGTAGTGCATAATTCGAGCTTCAAAAGATTCAGTGACCGCATTTTCTGGCAAGCGGTCTTTTATAAAGCTTTCCATAAAGCTCAATGTGTCTTGCATACAGTTGCACATGGTTAAGTCTCCTGGTGGTGTGGGTGTTGCTTCGCCTGCGGGGTGAGGTAACTCTTGGAGCGGCCTCCGCATCTAAGCTGCCGTGTAGATATTTGGTATGCAGTTAAGAAGGGGGCGTCTACGGCTGGCTGCGCTCGCGGCCCTTCATGGCTGTTATGGATCAGTGAATTATTTAACGTCGTCCACTGCCGACTTGGTTAAAAGGTATGTCATCGTCGAAGTCGTCAAACGATGGACCTTGCTGCGGCGATGCTTGCTGTGACATTGGGCGTTGCTGTTGCTGTGGTGCTGGACCACGGCTTTGCGTCCCTCCACTTTGGTCAGCGTAACCGCTTTGTTGTGGAGCGTTACCCCAAGAACCGAACGACTGAGGCTGACCATATCCACCGCCTTGCTGCTGTTGCGGCGCTTGCTGGCCGTAACCTTGTCCACCTTGCGGGCCACCGTAGCCACCTTGTTGTGGCGCTTGCTGTCCACCGTAACTGCCTTGGCCCTGTTGCCCTTGCTGGTCGTCTTGTCGACCGTCCAGTAATTGCATTTCGTTGGCGATGATCTCTGTGGTGTAGCGCTTAACGCCGTCTTTCTCCCACTCTCGGGTGCGTAGTGAGCCTTCAACGTATACTTTCAAGCCTTTCTTGATAAAGTCACCAGCGATCTGACCTAGACGGAAGTTGCCACGATCCATGAACGCCACACGATGCCATTCAGTACGCTCTTGCATTTCTCCTGTCTGCTTATCACGCCAGCTTTCTGATGTGGCAAGGTTCACATTTGCGACCGCTGCGCCAGAGGGCATGTAACGCACCTCGGCATCGGCTCCCGCATTTCCTATCAAAATGACTTTATTAATTCCGCGTGCCATTGGTTATGTACCCCGTTTTTTTGCAGCGTTTAAGCTTTGGTAGTGGTTTGGCCCGTAGGTGAGCGTTATGGAATGGCGGTGTGTAGCTGAATGCGTTATGGCGCTTAGGTGCTAATACCAGTTGCGCCTTTGCGTCCATTAAGCTCATTAGCGCTAGGGCGGTACTTGCTCGACCCACAAGCGATCCAGAAACTAGAATTTTCTTTTTGGACGGATTTTCTTCTACCACCTCCCAAGCCTCCTCTGTTTCCTCAAGATTCAGGGGGTTGCCAGGATGAAGGCAGTAAGAGCAAGGTGGCGCGAGAAAGCAGGTGCAACCCTGATCTCTGAAGGTAATATCGAAGTCATCTGCTTCATCTTGCCAATCAGGTTTAAGCTGTCTTCCCATTACTGCACCTTCTTAGCTTTGGTTGAGCGCTTCAAGCGATTGCCTAAAGCGCCGTTAATGGTGAAACCGCCGTGCTTCGCTTTATCATCGCGGCCTTGCTGAACTTGAGCTGTTTTGATCTTGCCGCCAGCCTTCAAAAAAGCCGCTGTTTGAGCGGCTATCTGTTCTTGCAGTTTGCGTTGCTTAGTCGGGATGTTTTCGCTGCTGATCATGCGACCTCCTGAGTGGCTTGCTCTGCTTGAATGCGAAGGTAGATTTCTTCGCGGTGAACAGATACATCTTTCGGGGCGGTGATGCCGATGCGCACTTGGTTTCCTTTGATACCTAGCACCATGGCATCAATTTTGTTTTCGCCTTCACCAATGCAAAGGGTTTCTCCGGTACGTCTTGTCAAAAGAAGCATGTTTAAATTCCTTCTAATTTATGAAAAGTGGGGGAGTGAGCTAGCTGCTCACTCCGAATTCGTTAGGCCGCTTTAGCCTGTAGGGAAATATATTTACCGACGATGGCTTCTAGCTGCTGGTGTAGCTCATCGCCTAGATTGTTTTTCAGAGCGAAAACAGCAAGGTCATATCCCAAAGTGCCTGGTATTGCTTTATTGGCATTACGCTTCGGTTGATGCTGAACCACATTGCTCGGTGCTGGCGTGAATGCCGGAGCATGATCAAGTGCTTGCTCTTGCTGATGGCGTTGCTCTTCGGCCTGTGCTTCTAACTCAGCTAAACGGGCTTGCTCTTCCTGACGTGCCTTATAGTCACTTAGGCGAGCCTTAACAGTCATGGCAAAGTCGTCTTTCTCTTTCAGCACAAGCTGAACCAGATCGGGAAGCAGCGCCGCAACCAAGTCAGCACCTAGCTCACGCTTAGCTAGCGCCTTGTTGTCTTTGGCGCGAAGGTAAACCGCTTGAACGTCTGCTTTGGCTCGGGTTAATTCTGCTTCAATGGCGTTATTGCAAGAATCAATAGTACGCTTACCTTTAAGCGCTCCAGCAAAATCAGCGTTAAACGCTGGCAATGGAATCTCAAGTGCTTCGGATTGCTCGGCAATGTAGCTGTTAAGCTTTTCCTTACCTTTTACAATCAGGTCTTTCTTGATCTCGTCCTTGCGGAACTTAACTTGTTTCTCAGAGTTCAAGCGCGCTTGTCGGATCAGTTCTTGGATGCTCTTCAAATCTTTGATGAACATATCAACGTCTTCGATCTGGCCCTGTACAGAGCTGATTGCGCTATCAATGCCGGATTCTGCTTGCTTGAAAATCTTGTTGCGACTTTCGGCGTTAGCAAACTCTTGGTCTGTTTCAAGCTTCTTCTTGCTTTGCTCGACCAACTCTTGCGCCTGCTGCTTGTAAAGCTCAATGTTGCTGGTGATCGTTAGAGCCTGCTTATCAAGGTTGAAGTTAATCGCTGGAAGGTCTTTGATAAGATCGGCAACCACCGGCGCTTTCTTTTCTGCGGGTTTGTGGGTTGCTAGATCAATTTCAAACTGACGCCAAGCATCAATGACCGCTTGCATACGTTCTGGTTTGCTTTCGTACTCAAGTTCTATCCAATTATCTTTTGTGCCATCTGAAACGATGAACGCGCATAGGCAAGAGCCAGAAACATACAGCTGGTGCTCAACTTGAGGCCAATGCGTTTCGGGTAGGTCTTCGTGCTCTGCGATAAAGTCGGCTAGTTTTTGATTCCAAAGCTTATGCTCAAAGATGCTGGTTTCATTGAATGTCTGGCCGTCAAATGATGCCGCCATGCGGTCGTACTCTTCACTGACACCCGTAACAGGGTAAAATTCATAACCGCTGTCTTCCTCTAGGATTTCACGGGCGGCGGCCTCAGCAGCGTGACCTTTATCAAAAAGCGCTTGCTTAGCTGGCGTAACTTCTTCTGTATAGCCAGTTGCTTTCTCGTCTAGCAATTGTGTGCGCGTCTTATATGGTGACAAGCCAAGCATTGCGGCAGCGTCTGACGCCGTGAATTTAGTAGCACGAAAATCATGCCATTCTTGTGTGCCTTGAATTAGGTTGACTAGTTTCATTGTGCTACTCCTTTAGGGATGCTTAGGATGGTTTGCTTCTGGTCTTCGGTTAGCGACCATTTAGAAGAAATCATGGTGATAATGTCTTCAGGCGTTTTGGCGCCTTCTTGTACTGCTAGCTCCCAGCCGCTAAAGCTCTTTTGAAAGCGGTCATCTGGATAGGTTTCTAGTGTTGTCTGATGGATTTGCTGAAGCGGAGGTGTTACATCTTTTTCTTTACTCTTTGCTTCTTCTTCCTCAGCTTTGATCGCCGCCTTGATTCGCTCTGACTCATCGGGGTCAACAAAACCAGACAAACCAAACGCGTAACGAGCCGCCTGTATGGTGGCCTTATGGCGAAGCATTCGAGCAGGCCACTGCTTCCATGGCTGAGACTTGCCGGAAGCGTCTTTGCACTCGGCCATGTATTCAGTGACCTCAGTAGGGCGCGTGCGATCCTTGCGATAAATCTTGCAAGTGACGGAAACCAGATCACCGTTATTCTGGTTATCTACAAACTCCATTCCATCGAACTGTGGGTGACCGTTGATGATCTTTAGCCAGCCATCAATCGACACAATCGGCTGAATGGCACCGCGATTGTTGAATGCGTAAATCTCTTTGGTAAGAGGGTTTAGGCTGTATTCATTGCAAACCGCTAAGAACGTTACGAGCTCTTCGTTTGTTACCTTCTGGCCTTGCCCCTTTGCTTTCATGAGCGTGTTGACCATTAGGTTTTGAATTTCACCTTCATCGAGATCAAGTCGCGACGCCATTACAGCGAATGGTGATTGTTTCTGGTGTGGCATGGCTGCCACTTGGTTTGACGGGTGAGCCTGCATGGTCGTCTCCTTTCGTCCCTATAAAAATGTTTAATATCTACCGATGAATTCATCGATATATGGCTTGATTGCTTTGCGAACGCTTCGCTTTTGGTGAATTGCTATTCCGGCTGCGATTGTCACGGCCATACACCACGCCGCTAAGATCAGCCAACAGAGGCCAACAATGACGCCGCAGAGAAATAGAAACTCAAAGCTAAAGCCGTTTAGTACTGCGTCTATCATGGCTGGTGCCTCCAGTGGTTATGCAGTCAGCACGGTTTCGTTGCGTGCGGCTGCGATTGTGCTTTGAATCCAAGCTTCAACTTCTGACTCGATCCAAGCGGTTTGAACGGATATGCCATTTCTTGCTGTGCCCAAAGGGATTTGTTTAGGAAATTCGCCTTTGGCGATTCGAGCGTAAATGGCAGACTTCTTAAGACCTGTGCGATCCGTTACTTCTGGCATTCGTATCAGTCGAGTTGGCTTAGTTGATTGTTCCGACATAAGTCCTCCTATTGTTTCCGGCTACACACTCATGGAATGCGTACTCGGAAAAACATGGTTAAACATGCCCGTCACACCTATCCCCATGAGTCCACAGAGGGGGATTCGGTCACAGCTCGCACCTACGGGATTTGCTTACGCTTGGTGGTCTTTGCTGGAGCGGTTCGCCGCTTCGATGACAATAATCTTAGTTTATTAAGATTTATTTGGTCAACGATAAAGTTTAGAAAAGTAAGAATTAATTTTAATAGTCTAAGAAAATCAATAAATTGCGGGCGAAAAAAAACCGCCTCGAGTGGGCGGCTTTAGAAAAGAAAGGGGTGGTACGGCGCTACAAGGCCGATTCTTGCCAAAATACTCTACCAATAATCCTTACATGTTTAGCGTCTTCTGCGCTTAAGTCTTCGTCAGGGTAGTCTGTAGAGTTTTCCGATCGGATGCGAATACCGTTAAACGGAAGACGATACAGGTACTTAACTCTCAGTAAGCCTCCGTACTCTAGGGCGTATATCTTTCCGTCCGTAATCTTGGTTGACCTGGTATCTATGAAAATTTTGGCACCGTCAGATATTTTGCTTTCCATCGAGTCACCAGATACACGGCATGAAACCACCGCACCCGCTGGAACTCCCTGAGTAGAGAGCACATCAAGGTTTATGCGTGCTTTCTCGGTTGTACTGTCAAAAATGCTTGCTAAGCCTGCTCCTGCTGCCAATTGAATCTCCTCGAAAAACGGAACAAGAGCTTCATGGTGGGCTGGAGGGTCGCCATTCTCATAAATGTCAGCTCTTTCAAGGTCTGGGTGCAGATCGCTTATTGTGCCTTTGCCTGTCAACAACCACTCAGGATTGCATTGAAGTAGCTTTGATAGCTTAAGAAGATTTTCACCCCTAGGGCTTGAGTTGCCATTTAGCCAATGACTAACCCCTCCGCTCGAGATGCTTGTGGCCTTTGATATATCAACGCTCTTTAGGCCAAGTTCTTTGAGCCGCTGACGAATACGATCTGAAGTTTCCATTCTTAGAATACTAAACCTTGACTCACTTACTTTCATAAGCATAAAATCTTATTTAATTAAGATAAATGTTGAGAATTCTAAGATGTTTAAATCAGATGTGATCAAACATTTCAAAACCGCAACCGCTGTTTGGACCGCTTTGGGCATTACATCTGGAGCAGTCTCACAATGGCCTGAGTTGATTCCAGAGAAGCAGGCTATGCGCTTATCCCTGATGACCAACAATCAACTCAAGTACAACCCCGAGCTGTACAAAAAGAAACTACAAGCCGACACAGAAGCGGCCTAACCAAAAAACAATAACCCAAACAGGAAACATAGCCATGCCAGCTAAAAAACCCGAAGAACTGCATCACAACAAAGAGTTTCGTATTCGTTTCACCCAAGGCCGAAACGCTCAGATTTTAGAGCTTGCCGCCAAGCTCACGGATCTTGATGGAGGTGAGCAAGTTAAGAAGTCTGAGCTCGTTCGCGCTTTAACAGAAATGATGATTGATCAAATGTCATCGCCCCAATACGACTTACAGATATTAGCGTCAATTTACGATGCTCGCGAGGGACGCAATGCCATTTAAAGAGATCCAAAAAATAGAGCAGTGCGAGTTAGTGCTGCTCAACAAAGACAGGTCATTAAAGCTTGAAATGCTGGCAACTAGTCTTGGAGTAGAGCCAACAGACGCCTTAGAGCTGATTATTGAGGATGCCCTAGAAGTCCCTGAAGAAATTGATCTAAAGGACCTTCTAAAAAGGATCAAGGAAAACCGTAGTGAAGATAAAGAGAGAACGCACAGCGATTTCTTTGTAACTCACTAGAGGGACTAGAAGCGAGTAAACGCCAGGCGAAAAAAAAGCCCAACTTGGCGGCGGGGCTTTTTTTGGAGTTGGTAAAAATATTCACCATTAGAGTGTTCAAATTATGAGCGTATTTAAAATGTTTTTCAAGTTAGTTCAGCGCGTATCGCGCTTTTTAATGTTCTGGGTGCCGTGTGGTGCCGTTTTTCGTGTGAATGGTTGGGTCAGCAATGAGCTTTTGGTCATTGAGGCAATGGAGAAGGTGGCATGAGTAAGACGCAGTTTGAACCGACAGCATGGTCCTGCTCAAAAACAGGTCTAAAGATCGAAGTCACAAGAGTGGAAGATGATAAGCGCTTTCTTGCTGTTAGAGATGGGCTTGGAAGGTGTCTTAGCAACGATACTTTTCCCTCTATGGATTTAGAAGCAAAGAGCTGCATACAGGATAAGCGCTGGCTTGCTAATCATCGCTTCACCAGCATGAAAAATGCGACTGATGCAATTGACTGTTACTGGAGCTCATCAATGGCACCTATCGACTCATCTGAATGCAGCCTTTCTTACTTCGATATTAGTAAGACTTTGCGTCAAGTAGAGTTGTTGGCCTCCGAAGTACGTAGCCGTGATAAAGAGTTGGCCAGATTACGAAGCAGACAATTCTTTGGGTTTAACAACGAAGAGTGTTGGTTGTGGATGGGGGATGGCACAGACCATCTTGAATCACTTGTTTGTCCTGTTGTCATTTCTCCTGTCGATCTAATGGCGCTCATACAGAAGTCGGAAGGTGAAGCATGAGCGCTCAAGTAATCAGCTTCCCCACACCAGAGAGGCCAGAACCCGAAACCAAAGAGGTGCGAATCGTGGCAGATTGCGACGAGGGATATACGCGCCTAGCCAATACGCTATTGGAGGCGTTGTGTCGCGTAGATATTACTCCTCGCCAGATGCGCGTATTTTTGGCTATCGTGCGCAAGACGTACGGATACCAAAAGAAATCTGACTGGGTGTCACCCGAGCAGATCGCCAAGATAATTGACTATGAAGGGTGTGAAAGCAATATACGAAAAGATATTAGCACTCTTAAGAAACGGCTATTAGTGGTTAAAAAGGGACCACATATCGGTCCAAATCCTGTCATTACCGATTGGCTTTTAAGTGTTGAAAGACCGAAAAAAGACGGACCAAAGCAACACAAAAATGTGTCAATTTCTACACATGAAAGTGTTGAATCCGACACAAAAACGTGTGGCGAACAACCCCCACAAAAGAAAGAAGAAAAACCTAAAGAAAATATAAATAAACCTATTGTCGGGAAACCCGACGAGCCGAGTATTCCCGAGCAGGTTATTTCCTACCTGAATTTTAAGGCGGGCAAACGCTTTCAGTTCACCAAGAACAACCTTGGATTTATCAACGCTCGAATCAAGGAAGGATTCACTCTTGACGACTTTCGTGGAGTGATCGACCGCAAGGTGGCTGTGTGGCTACACGACCCGAAGATGAACCAGTACCTGCGACCAAAAACCCTTTTTAGCTCAGACAACTTCGATAGCTACGTGAACGCGGCGATCGTCCCAGCTGGAATAAATCAAATTCCAAATGGAATTCCAACGCAGCCAGCAGGGCAGCAATACGCACCAGCTGGACACCAGAAACCACAGAGCAATCGCGAGCAAGTCAGCGATGCACTGACCGACATCCACGACACCGACTGGTAAGGAGAAATTATGATTAATATTTGGCCTTTCAACATTCGAGCGAAGCGACTAGAGCGATTGCGTGCCGAACAACGCCGCTACGAAGAGGAAGATCGCCGTAAGCGTGAAGAGCGTCCACGTATGGTACGTCAGCAACATGCAATCAACAGCTTAAATCAAGGTTACCCATGGCATGAAGAAACGGTAGATAGACGCAATCCAGCGCAAGCAATGGGCTCTATCTTGGCATCTGACCCGGTAATTCTCAAACCACGCTCCTTATGTGGCGCCAGCCATAGCTACAGCGGCTCAAGTGACTTTGGCAGTTCATCTTCATCAAGTTCTAGCAGCTCAAGCAGCTGCGGGAGTGACTAAGCATGATCATTCAGACACCTGCGGCCCGTTCAACTGATCCAATTGGCTCACACCTAGCCGCCGACGAGATCAACGAAAACGGTTCACGTCATGTGCAACAAAGCCTTGTGGCTGGATTCCTTGAGGACGCTTACAAGCGTGGTGTTGTCAAGCGTAACCGAGGCGTTACAAGTCGAGAGCTGGCAGCGATGTACGGTGAAGATCGCTACATGATTGCGCGCCGCTTGCCTGAATTGGTGACAGCCAAACAAGCGGTACAGGGACCAAAGGAAGAGACGCGCAAATGCGACATTAGCGGTCGCCAGTGCCGCGAGTGGTGGCCGAGCGACCGTGTTATGGACCTGATCGATAAGGGGGAAGCGTGATACCTAATCCGCAACCAAGAGGCCGCGACAAAAAGACAATTGCTTTAGTCCATGCTGCTTATGACAAGCTGCATCAAGTAAAGGCCAACCATAACGTTTTGAATAGGGGGCTGTTGTTTAAGGTCGCAGAGCGCTTTAGTCGAGACATCTTGAATGCTTTTCAGCGATTTGAACGAACCGATCCAGATAAGCCACTACCAAATTCTTTGTTTGGTGTGAATGTGGTGATTGTCCCGCAGACACAAAGCGGTGAGCCAATTGAATTGGCGCTGATTGGGCTGGACGAATTTTTTCCTGTGTATGTTTCCGACATATTTTTAGGGCATAGGGACTCAGGGGAGGCGCAGTGACCGCACGTTGTGGGTCATTACGATACAAATCACGGTGGAAGTATGAGCAGAGCAGCAAAGCCAGAGTTAGAAATTGATATTAGCGGCATAGATGACTTGAAAACCAAGATGAATATGACATGGGAAGCCGTGTACAAAGGCATCAAAGGTGGTCCCGTCGTTGTTCGCCTTGGTCGCCGCAAGCGCAGCAACAGCCAAAACGCCAAGCTGTGGGCGATCCTGAATGATGTGGCGCTTCAAGTGGAGTGGTTTGGTGAAATGTTGGAGCCGGAAGACTGGAAGCATATCTTTACCGCCGCACTTAAAAAGCAAAAGGCCGTACGTGGTATCGATGGAGGTTTTGTTGTGCTAGGCACTCGCACTAGAAACATGAGCAAAGAAGAGTTTGCCGATCTACTTGAGTTAATTCAGGCGTTTGGCGCTGAACGCGGTGTTCGTTGGAGCGATCCCGTTATGAAGTATTACGAAGAGCTGGGGTTAGTAGCATGAAGGTTGTCAGCAAGAAAATACGCAACAGTGCGCGCGGCCAAGACTGCGCACTACGGATACCTGGTGTGTGCAACTTCAATCCTGAAACCACTGTGCTCGCGCATGTCGGCCGTAATCGCGGTATGTCGATCAAATGCCACGACACTTTTGCTGTATACGCTTGCGATTCGTGTCACATGGCGATTGATGGGCACAGCATGACGATGGATAGAGGGACTAAAGCACAATATGTGCTCGATGCAGTGGAAGAGACGCAGGCCAAACTATTAGAACAGGGGTTAATCAAGGTCGCATGAATTACGGAAGAGAAATCAATTTCACGTTAACAGAGCCTACGATCCTACTGAATAAGTGGCAACGGATGCACTGGAAAAAACGCCGTGAGTATCACAAAGCACTGTGTTGGAGCGTGCGTGCTGCGTTAGAGAAGGAGGGTATCACCCGCCTTAGTCCCTATAAACGATGCAAAATCGAAATAGACCGCTATTCCACAGCGTTGGCGGATTGGGATGGTGTGATGGGAGGACTTAAACCGCTACTAGACACGCTCGTTGTCTGCACGAAAACCAATCCACTGGGTCTTGGGCTCATAGAAGACGATAACCCGAGCTGCATCATTGAATGCCCCGTTATTCGTCAGCACAAATCAACTCGTAAAGCGGCGTCTACTGTCGTGACCATTACCGAAATATTGGAGAACTGAATATGTTGTATCTATCCGCTCGCCAAATGATCCACGACGCATACTACATTCGCAGCTCGAACGATGCTGTTTTAGAACTACAGCGATCGAACACAAACATACTGCGACAAAAGCAAGTGATGAATGAGACGGAGACTCGCGGCCCTGCGTCCAATATGTCCAAAATCCAACATCAAGTAATGGCGGGTAAGGTGCAGCACGTCGTTTCTCAATTGCCACAACACTTACAACAACTAGCCCTGTATTGCTGGGCACCAAGAGCCGAAGTCATGCCAACATACAAGAAGCAGAACCAATTCATGCAGCTGATCGCAGAGCAAGTTAAAAAACAGTTTCCAGAGCACTACGCGCGCAATACAAGTGCTGTGTCGGTCCTAATCATCCAAATCCTTAAATACGAGCGAGCGCGCGAAGAAGGGCGGCAGCAACAGCCTTTGGATTGCGTATTAGCCAGCGCAATGGCGAAGCCAAAGAACAAAATACGTCAGATGTGGCAAGACGTGATCACGATGATTCGTAACCAAGTGCGTCAATTCATTGCCATTCAACCCAGTATTGCGCCAGACACAGCAAAAGCATTAGTAAGCGCCGTCACGGAAGATATGACCAAAGAAGGGAGGCTGTATATTCTAGCTGATCTGGCTATGCGTGACTTTGCTCACCGTGATCAGGCGTACTTATTCAGCGCTGGCGATAAAGAGCGCGAAGCTGTGGTGCCAGTAGGGCCGCTTTACACCGATGATTATCTAGCGTGGCGCATTGGTGGGCATAAGCAGCACTGGAAACGAGACTGGTCAGATGTTTATGAGCGCATGATTGATGCGCTAGGCGACTTAGCAAGCCAAGCGCTGGGGCCAATTGCAGCACTCAAGCATTAACTTGAGTGCGCATTTGCTGTGCGCGTATTTTTTGCGCACAGCTGCGTACTTTTTGATTCTTGTCGTAGATTCTTAATACCTCGCTAGTTAAACTCATTGATCTACATTCAGTTCACGGAGGAACATATGAATCAACAGCAATTTATTGCTCAGCTTCTGCACGTACTGCAGACCATCACATTTGAAGACATTTCAAAGATCCCGCATAACAAACAGCATATCGTTGCCGAGCGCATAGAAGAGCTGCAAGATCGGTTGCGCAAGCTAGCTAAGGAGAAAGCGCATTGAGTAGAAACATAGATCAATTTAATGAAGCGGTCGGTAAAATTTTCGCTAAGCTATACTCAGAGTTTCCGAATGAAATCACGCTCCAAATTTCTGAGTTTACTCATGAAGACTTAGATAAATATAAAACGGAAGTTGATGTATTTGTCATTTACCAACTTGAAGGTCATGCCATGCTTGTTAATCGCTCTATAGCATGGCTTATTGAAGAGGGGTATATCAAAGGCGAGCCCAATAAATTAAGCCAGTTAGACTTTTCTGATTGTAGGCTCACAAATAAGGGCTTTGTGGCTCTTGGTGCAATTCCTGACAGCTTGCACTCAACTGAAACAATTGGTGATCAACTGGTCGATATAGCAAAAGACACAGCAATTCAGCAAGGTAAGGATGCTTTTGGATCGCTTGTTAAGACAGTGCTTGCGCTTGGTAGCAGTTGCATTACCGGACCATAAATTTTATTGCTTGACACATTGGTTACTAAAAACTAACCTAATTCACATACTCCATTTTTCCGTCCAGAACCCGCTTAGTGCGGGTTTTTGCGTTTCTGGGGTTTAGTTTGTGTGCATGTGATTTCGACGTATCCCGCATGAAGAGGCCTAGTGAGGCAGGGATTAGGTAGGGTTCGCGCCCCTTTAGTGAGCAAGTTAGCGTTATATGACTATTGATTTTGTGAGCTGGCATGCTCTTGGCCGCTGTTCGTTAATTCGTCCAGCGGCTTTTTTATTTCTCGCGCTGTGAAGCGCTACTGTCCGAACGCCCTGCTGTGAAGCTTGGGCACAACATGGAACCTCTATTTATGGCTGATGATATTACTGTCCTGCGTCAAGAGATGCGACAGCAGTTCACGCAGCTTACCGCCGCTACTAATGAGATTGCGTCGTCAGTCTCTAAGATGACTGCGTTAGTCGCTCGCATTGAAGAGCGCAACGTAAGCCACGATGACGGAATGCGTCGACTCGGTAAGCATATCGATGATCACGAAGAGCGCATTCGCACTGTTGAGCGTAATGCGCTTACTCAAACTTCATACATGGCTGGCACTTGGAAAGTCGTTACGATCGTAGCAGCTGTGGTGTCTGTGGTTGTGGGTGTTGCTGCGAGGTTTTTTCCATTATGAGCATCACCCGCATCGTAATCCATTGCTCTGATTCGCCAAACTTCCGAGCAGATACAGCGGAAGACATTCACCGTTGGCACCGCGAACGCGGCTGGGATGGCATTGGCTATCACCATGTGATTTGTGTTGATGGTGATGTGCAGAATGGTCGCCCTCATTACTGGCAAGGTGCTCACGCTGATCCTTACAACAAAGATTCCATTGGCATCTGCCTAATCGGTCGCGACCAGTTCACGAACGAACAATGGCGCTCGCTTGAGGGCTTGGTGTTATCGCTTACTAGCGAATATCCAGATGCAGAGGTGCTTGGTCATCGTGACCTTAACGAGCACAAGACTTGCCCCAACTTCGATGTAAGCGAGTGGTGGACTGGCGTGAAAGCCAAGAGGATTGACTAATGAGCCTATTTTCAAACATCTTTAGTGGCGTGACCGGCGGCGTGATTGATAAAGCCATCGACACAGCTAAAGAGTATTTCCCGCCTGATATGTCCGAAGCGGAACGCGCACAGTTCGAACTCAAGATGAAGCAAATTCAACACGAGATCGATATGCAAGCGCAGCAAGCGGCGAACGAGGCAGAGAAGCAGTTAACAGAACGTGTTGCTTTGTTAGAAGGAACCGCGAGCGACCTGCAAGCATTCCCGTTTCTAGGTCGAATCGTCGTGTTTATGCGTGGCCTACAGCGCCCCGTCTGGGGCTTTGCAACGATGTACCTCGATTTCATGTGGTTCACCGCATGGATGAACCTATCGGATCGACAAGAACAGGCGCTAATAGTTATTAACTTCCTTGTATTAGGCTTCCTGTTTGGCGAGCGTGCCATTAAAAACGTGGCTCCGCTGATGCAAGGCATGTTCAGCAGCGGCCGGAAGCACGATCCCGGCTAGCTAATGTAAATAAACTCCACTTATCAAAGATCAAAGGTTTATCAAGTCTGCGCCTCGTAGGGATACGGGACGCTTTCTTGAGAGGCTTTAAGAAGACTATGGCAAAAAAATACGATCACGAAGCGATTGAGGCCGACTACAGAGCCGGTCAGTTAAGCATACGCGCAATTGCTGAAAAACACGGCTGCTCAGAAGCCGCTATACGCAAGTGGGCGCTTAAGTTCGGATGGTCACGCGACCTAAGTAAGCAAGTTAAGACTGCGACAAAAGCCAAGCTGACTAACAAAGCTGTTGAAGCAGCTCCACCGCGTGAAGATGGCAAGCCTTTTACTGAGGCGCAAATTATCGACTACGCCAGCAATGATGCTGTTGCAGTCGTTACCGCTCACAGATCACTAGCCGCCGAGTACCTGCAGATTACACAAACGTATGGCGCTAAGTTGCGTGAGCAGTTAAATGCTGGACGATTAACGGTACAGGCTCCAAACGGCGACCCGATTGAGATCGATATTCCACTTGAGTACGTGGGCAAGTGTTTGAACTCTGCAACCCAGTCACTGGATCGCTTAGTCAAAATCCAACGCCAAGCCTACAATATGGATGAGGAAGGCGAAGATAAGAAGGGTAAAACGCTGGACGAACTGCTTTTGGAGGTAGCACCAGATGACCTCCAAGACGAGTAAGAGCCGTAAGCTAGAGCTATGGCGCGGTGAAAAATTCTTAAAGCAGCACGCTAATGGGCAGCTTAAGACAAAGCGACAGCTGCTAGAAGCGCTCAGCAACAAATGGTTTCGCCTCAACTCGCTGTACCACATCAAGAACAAAGACGGCTTTCAAGTTCGCTTTAGACCCAATAAGGCGCAGAAAAGCAGATACATTGAACGTCACTGTCGGGACCTAATACTTAAGGCCCGACAGCTTGGTTTTACGACGTTCGAAATGATCGATGCGCTGGACGATTGCCTTTTCATTAAAGATTTTAGCGCCGGCTGTATCTGTCACAAGCTGGAAGATGCACAGGACATATTCGATAACAAAATCAGGTTCGCGTACGAGAAGATCAGCGAGTCTTGGTTAGAGATATTCAGACAGCTCGGCCTAGCGTTCCCAAAGCCTGAGTCTGACCGATCTATGGGTTACACGTTTACGAACGGCTCAAAGATCAAGGTTTCCACGTCATTCCGTGGCGGTACGTTGCAGCGATTGCATGTATCCGAGTTCGGTAAGATATGTAAGCAGTTTCCAGAGAAAGCGCGCGAGATTGTAACTGGCGCGTTCGAGGCGGTCGGTTTGGGCAACCAGATCACGCTCGAGAGTACAGCAGAAGGCCGCGAGGGATATTTCTTTGATTACAGTCAAAGCGCTCAGAAGAAGAAGGATAGCAACGCCAAGTTAACGCAGCTCGATTTCCAGTTTCATTTTTTCCCCTGGTGGCAGGAGCCTACATACAAACTGGACCCCGACGGTGTTGTGATACCGCAACACTTGATCAATTACTTTGAAACGCTCGAAGCATCGCAGGGCATCAAAGTAACGCAAGCGCAAATGGCGTGGTACGCAAAGAAGGCGGAAGACCTCGGCGATGATATGACTCGGGAGTATCCGAGCTATCCCGATGAAGCGTTTAACCAGTCTGCAAAAGGCGCTTATTTCTTAGAGCAGATGCGTGACATTCGACGCACGCAACGTCTCACAAGCAAGGTTCACTGGAACAAGTCACTGCCTGTTATCACGGCGTGGGACTTGGGAATGAATGACTCAATGGTGATCTGGTTCGCTCAGATCGTAGGCCGCGAAGTTCATCTGATCGACTACTACGAGAACAGCGGCGAGGGTCTAGAACACTACGCCAGCTATGTGAACTCGAAACCGTACCGATACGCACAGCATTACGGACCGCATGATTTAGCGGTACGTGAGCTTGGGACGGGCAATTCGCGTGTTGATACCGCTATGAAGTTCGGACTCAAGTTCGAGATTGTCTCGCGTATCAGTAACCACCAAGAGGGCATTGAAGCGGTTCGCCGCTTCTTGCCGCAGTGCTGGTTCGATGAAGCAGCGTGTGAGCGCGGTGTCACGTGTCTCGATAACTACAGAAAAGAATGGGACGAACGTCTCGGGGCGTACAAGAAAACGCCGCTACACGACTGGGCCTCACACGGGGCCAAAGCATTTGAAACGCTCGCACGAGCACCAATATTTGAGGCTGTTGGCTTTGCTGGCAGCGCATCGAGCCGCGGCAAAAGCGGGTGGGGAGCACATACATAATGGCAACATACAAAACAGCTTCGCTCAACGAAGTAGCCTCAGCAATCGCTCAGACGCTGGATGGTCATGTAATGCAGCCGACTAAATTCCGCCCGAACATCGGCAAATGTCAGATTCATTTCGGCAAGAAAGGCACCGACAAAGAAGGATTGATTGCCGTGAAAGTCGAACTTGTTGGCAACTTCGGCGCAGAGTTCGAGCTTAAGCAAGAAGAGCTAACGCGCGACTTCACCGGTTCATTACAGATCATGCTAAACGAACTCAATCAAGCGCACGGTGCAGCAGAATACCGCCGCAACCATGAACGCAACATCATCAACACACGCTTTGCAGGACTTAAACACTAATGGCAGGCCTTGGCTTACTACACTATCAGTCTAACGATGAACTGACAGCAGAGCAGGAAGCAGAGCGCGCACGTCAGCGAGAGCAAGAGCGTGCGTTTGAAATGGAAACTCAGCTAGCAGGCCATATTCGTAAAGCATGGGATAGTGCAAAGACGGCCAAGCAAGACGTTGAACTGCGATTGCTGGATTGTATGCGCCGCACTAAGGGCGAATACGACCGCGAAAAAATGGCCGCAATTGAACAAAGCGGCGGCAGTGCGATCTTTATGATGATCACAGCCACAAAAGTACGTGCTGCTTACTCATGGGTGTGTGACATCATTCTACCGGATGGCGAGAAATCATGGGGACTAGAGCCAACACCGCTGTCTGATTTGCCGCAAGACGTGATGATGCAGATCAGTCAGGAAATCTCTGCAACGCTGATGCCAATGATCCAGCAGGGGCAGCAAGTTGATCAGGCCGTCATTGATCAAATGAAAAAGAAAGCGTCCGACATGCTGAAAAAGCAAGTGGGCGAGAAAGCAACGGAAGCCGCCGAGGCAATGGAAGCGTTGATTGAGGATCAATTGGCAGAAGGTCGCTGGGAAGCCGCGTTAAAAGAGTTTATCCATGATTTCTCGCAGTTCCCAACAGCATTCTTAAAGGGGCCAATTTTACGTAAACGTCCAACGCTGACATGGGCGCAAGGCTGGAAGCCGGTTAAAACATACGAAATTCGCACAGAGTTTGACCGCGTTAGTCCGTTCGATATTTACCCTAGCTCGGATGCTACGAGTATTGATGATGGCTCCTGTCTTTTTCACCGCCTCCGCTTTACGCGCAGCGATTTAACGCGATTGATTGGTGTCGATGGATATGAAGACGAGTCTGTGCGGGACGTGTTGCGTGAATACGGTCAAGGCGGTTTACGCGAATGGCTGTGGCAAGATTCAGAGCGTGCACACCTTGAAGGGCGTGATCATGATCAGCTATCTAAGCCTGACACTATTGACGGTCTGCACTATTGGGGCAGTGCGCAAGGAACACAGCTGCTTCAATGGGGTATCGATCCTAGTGAAATCCAAGACCCGCTAGCAGAATACGAGATAGATGCCATCTTAATTGGTCGACACTGTATCCGCTGCGTAATCAACGACGATCCGCTAGAGCGTCGCCCATTCGGCGCCGCGTCCTTTCAGCCTGTGCCAGGCTCTTTCTGGGGTATCGCAATTCCAGAGCTTATGTCTGACGTTCAAGACGTCTGTAACGCATCGGCGCGAAGCTTAGTCAACAACCTATCGATCAGCTCGGGGCCACAGGTAGACGTTGTTCAAGACCGCTTGGCTCCCGGGGAAGACGCAAGCGACATCTATCCATGGAAAATCTGGCGAACAAAGCAAGATAACGTGATGGGAAGCGGCAATAACCCTGCTATTCGATTCTTTCAGCCAGCCAGTAACGCTGCTGAACTGCTCAACGTTTACAACACATTCGAGCAGAAAGCCGACGATGCAACGAATATCCCACGCTATGCGTATGGCAATGAGAAGGTTGGCGGGGCAGGCAATACCGCGTCGGGCTTGTCTATGCTCATGGAGTCGGCCAACAAAGGCATCAAGGCGGCAATTGGGCATATCGATACAGGCGTTATCCGCCCAATGATCGAGGCTATGTGGCTGCACAATATGCTGTATAGCAACGATCCGGCGGTTAAAGGCGACTGCAAGGCCGTGCCGCGTGGCTCTAGTGCCATGCTGCAACGTGAGCGTACAAACAGCATACGACAGCGACTATTTGAAACCGTCGTTAATCCTGAGATTGTACAGAAAGCGCTTGGTGTAAAAGGCCAAGTCGAGCTATTGCGTGCCGTTGCGTCAGGTGCCGGTATCAATGGATTGGTGCCGGAAGGCGTAGAGGATCAAATCGAACAGCAGTCTCAACAGCAATCACCAGAACAACAACTGGCGCTGAAAGAGCTAGAGGTCAAGATTCAAAAGCTATCAGCCGAAGCAGAGAAGATCGCCGCCAGCGCATCGAAGGAAAACGCCGAAGCGCAGATGGTGCCAGCAGAAATGCAGAAAGTCGTGGCTGAAATTCAAAAAATCTACAGCGAGATAACACGCAATGCGCAACCCCAGCAAGCAGCTATCCCAGCCGAAATCGAAAGACCTAAGAGCATTGGCGCAAGCGGCGCACAGCGAGACAACAACATGGCAGAGCCTAGACAAACTCTTGGCTTACAAGCACCAGCAAGCGCAGGAGCTGTTAACCAAGGCCCACGATCCAGTTCAAATACACAGAACACAGGGGGAGTTGGCCTTTATAGCTAGCATATACCAGACACTAGAAGATGAAATTGAGCTAATTCGCAAGGAAGCGTAATAGCCGATTGCCTATAAACAAGCCGCCCACTGAGGCGGTTTTTTTATGGGTGAATCCCGCAAGGCTCACCCGTGAATCCCTTTAATTAGGCTCACATTCAATCATGCCGAGAGGCAGCAGGAGATTTTACAATGTCACCACCTAAGTCCGTTCAAGCGCAAATTGACGCAGCTAACTCACTCCACGCGGAATTGTACTCAACCCCTGAATCAGATCAGCAAGAAGGCCAATTTGCTGATGAAGGTCAGGCTGAGAGCGATTCTATGGAATCCGAAGCAGCCCCAGAACAGACATCAACTCAAGAGCCCGACAAGGACTCACTGTACTGGCAGCAGCGCTTTAACGTGTTGCAGGGCAAATACAACAACGAAGTGCCGGCACTCCAGCAGGAGAACCGCATTTTAAAAGATCAGATCGAATCGCTTAACCAACAACTAGCAAATTCAAGCGCTCAATCCGGCAAAGCCGCTGAGTTAGCCGATAAGCTGGATGCAGGTTTAAGTGAGGATGAACTTGATCTCGTTGGCCCTGAACTCGTCGGTGTGCTGAAAAAGCTCATTGCAACAAGCGCTGGCAGTCAATCCACAGTCGATCCTAACGAGTTTACCGAGCTGAAAACCAAGGTAGACGGCTACGAGCGTGAGAAACAGGAGCACACAGAAGCGTCATTCTGGACGGAAGTAAACAGCCGCTTCCCTAAGTGGAAAGAATTGCAAAGTTCGCGCGAAGCGCTCGCTTATTTATCTGGCATTGACCAGAGCACGGGGCGCATTCGCAACGATGTGATTCAGGCCGCAGCAGGAAGATTTGATGCCGCTACCGTGATTCGCATGTTCCAAGAAATTGAAGCGCTCACAGCTGATAAGCGTGAAATCCCCGCAAACAAGCAGCAACCAGACACAACACGCAACAGCAACCCAGATAGCGGTGAGCAAAAGCGTTACTGGTCTGGCGCTGAAATCAATCAATTTTATAAAGACAAAACTCAAGGGCGCTACTTAGACGAACAAGCCCAAGCGCTTGAACAAGATATTTTCGCGGCTCAATCAGAAGGCCGCATTCGATAGTAGCGCTCTTATTACACGCCGTGAGGCGTTAAGAGGAAACAAATATGGCCGGTCCAACACGTGCAGCGGGGCAACCCGATCACAGCTCAGATAGCTCTAGTAAGTTTACCCCTCAGATTTGGTCGGGAAAACTTATCGAAAAGCTCTACAAAGCAACAATCTTCGGCGAAATTGCCAACACTGATTATGAAGGTGAAATCAAAAGTAAGGGCGACTCGGTTGTCATCCGTACCGTGCCATCAATGGTTGTGCGCGACTATGAGATTGGTGGTGGTTTGCAGTACGACACACCGACGTCCGATAGCGTAGAGCTACAGATTGATCGTGCGAAGTACTTTGCTTTCAAGATCAATAACATCGACAAACATCAGTCTGACTTAAGTCTCATGGATAGCTGGTCAACAGATGGTGGCGAGCAGATGAAGATCGCCATTGACGGCACGATTCTTAGTGAAGCTTACGCCGATGCGGATGCCATGAATGCCGGCGCAACGGCAGGCGTAGAGTCTGGTGACATTAACTTAGGTGCCACTGGCGCACCTGTGGAAATCACCAAAGACAACGTACTCGATATCGTAGTTGATATGGGTACTGTGCTCGATGAGCAGAACGTGCCTGAGACGGGTCGCTGGCTAGTATTACCAGCATGGCTAGCAGGCATGCTTAAAAAGTCCGACCTTCGTGACGCAAGTGCAATGGGTGACAGCACAAGTGCTGTGCGAAATGGGCGTTTAGGTATGCTTGACCGCTTCACGGTGTACACAAGCAACAACTTGTCAAGAACGCTGGATAACACCAAGAACGTGACGAACGTCATGTTTGGGCACAAAAAAGCGCTGACGTTTGCGTCTCAGATGACAGAAATGGACACGCTTAAGAACCCGAATGATTTCGGTAGCTTGATTCGTGGCCTGAACGTCTTTGGCTTTGAAGTCATCGATCCTAAAGCCATGGGCCACCTGTACGCAGTGAAAGGCTAACCCTCCACAAAGGCGACTTCGGTCGCCTTTTTCTATTTCTGATTCTTAGGTGATCCCATGGAAAACAAACAAGAGTTAATCGGCATGATCAATGAACTGGAAGATGACCAGTTGGATGAATTTGCCAAAGATATGCTGGACGGCATGACTTTTGCGCATAACGCTAAGCCAGCGACGAAGCGTAATAATATGCTGGTGTATCTTGAGCAGGAAGAAGCACCAGCTAAGCCCGCTACAGAAACAGTTGAGCAAGAGCAGGAGCCTGTTGTAGTGCAGAAAACGGCAGAGGCCAGCGAGCCTCAAGCAACCCCTAATGTCGAGCCGGAGCCACCAAAAGCCAGTGTCGAAAAGCCCAAGCAGCGGCTTTTGAAGAACATTAGAAATGGTCGCACCTTTGCTTATAACGCGAAGCTAGCTAAGCATAAGCACATCGTAGAAGTGGAGTAACAGACTATGGCTGTTACGACTCTTGGTAACGTGATTAATCGCGTTAAAACCACGCTACAAGAGACTACTGACAGTGGCACGCGGTGGACTAATGGTGAGCTTATTGAATGGGTGAATGAAAGCTATCAGGCCATTATTCAGATCAAGCCAGAAGCCTCCACGATCAACATGGACGTTGAGCTTAAAGCAGGGACGAAGCAGACGATACCAGCTAACGGCTTACGCCTAATTGATGTCGTTCGCTGCGTTTCAGAGTCCAGTAGCGGTGCAGCCGTCACAGTGTGTGACCGCCGCCAGCTTGATACGGCGCGTCGAGGGTGGCACCGCGAACCACAAACGCTTGATGTTGAGCATTTTATCTTTGATGAAATGGACCCTAAAACATTTTATGTCTATCCGCCAGCCCAAGCCGGCGCTCAAATTGAGCTTATGTACTCAGCGTTGCCGGACCTTCACAGCAGTGCTAGCAACGCTATTCCAAATGATTCAATACGATTCGATGACACGTTAGCCCCCGTCATTGTCGACTATGTGCTTTACCGCGCTTACAGCAAGGACGCAGACCATACTGCTAATCTCAATCGGGCCCAAATGCATTACCAAGCTTTCATGCAATCACTAGGTCAAAAGACACAGATCGACCGCGCAACCAGCCCTAATGCGGGGTAAACAATGAAATATTCAGACGCAATCAATTCAATCTTAAATGAATTGCCTGGCATTGCTCGCGCAACAGCAGTGGACGCCATGCGCGAGTCAGCCACCGAGTTTTGCCGCCAGACGCTGTGCTGGCGTGATAACGAGCGAACTGCTTTGATACCAAGTATAAATCGCTATATGGCGGGTGACTCTAGTGGGGAGCTGGTTCATGTGTTTAGCGTGAAGCGGTTGGATGGAAGTCACTATGCCAATTCGCCTTTCCCGATCCAGTCGGGTGAGGTGGTCATCGATCCGCCAAAAAAAATCACCCAAGTATCAATGGAAGTTGCACTTGCGCCGCCATTCGGTAGCAAGCAAGAAGAAATCCCAGAAGCTTTAAATCGATATATCGATGCCGTTCTATTTCATACGAAATGGAAGCTGAAGTCTCAAACAGGAATGACGTGGAGCGACCCTAACGGCGCTGTGTTGGCTTATCAGCAATACCTCAACCGCAAGCAAGACGCGTTACTCGACCAATCAACAACCACCCGAGTCAAATTTAGACGGTTCACCTAATGCAACTAAACAGCTCACAGATTAACGCTACACCGATCAACGGCGCTGGCGGCTTTGGCGTGTGGCTTGGCGGTGGCTTTAGTATCACGACAAGCTTTGATGCCGGACTATATATAAATGCACTACTCGATGCGCCTATGTCGGTCTCAACGTCGTTAGGCGGGGGGCTTTATGTGCCAATTGCGCTAAGTGGTGGATTCGATTCAACCTCAGTGATTGGTGGGAAAATTTCGTATACGGCCAATCTTCAAGGTGGGATCAGCAGAAACAGTGAGCTTAGCGCGAATCTGTATCGAGGCGATGCGCTGGATGGTGGTATTTCGTGCGGCGTGAGTGTTGGTGGAAGCCTACTTGGTAGTGTGAATGTTGATGCGGGATTCATGCGACTTGTCAGTATTGGAGGTTCGTTAAAATCAGAGCCAAGGCTACAGCATGGCGTTCAATCCACATCATCAGTAAGAAGCGGAAACCAGAGAATTGACGCCTATTTAGGTGGTGGTATCCAAAGGAATGGATATGTAGGAGGCAAGCTAGTGAGAGTGTCGCCGCTAAATGGTGGCTTCCAGTTGCGTACATACATATCTGCAAAATACCGGGTCGACGCAAATCTTTCCGGAGGCGTTTCAGCGACTTCTCGTATCGACGCAAATCTAGGGTTAGGGGCGACGCTAACTGGCGGAATATCGTTGGATGGAGCAATAAGCGGTGATTTAACTGTTTATTTACGCGCTAAGTTCATGGTGGACAGTGCTCTTGGAGGCGAGATGCGCCTTGGTGCCACACTTCAAGGAAGCGATCTGACTTCAAGCTCAGAGATTCAAGGAAGCGTAATTACAATCCCTGCACTAACAGGTGGAATTAAAGAAACTCAAACATTAGGTGGTGGGCTAGCGCTTAGTGTACTTCTTACTGGCTCAAATCAATCGTCAACAAGCGATATTGGCGGAAACCTACAAATCTCTCAAAGGCTCAGTGGTAGCCAGCTAAGCACATCTGTTGAGCTTAGCAGCAACCCGCTTGGCCTTGGACTTATTGATCCACTGATTAATACCCGTGCGCTGTATCTAACAGATCACACAACTCAATACTTCTTAACAATCGCCACAGAGGACATTTAACCATGGCAGATTTAGTCTCTAAGGAACTACGTACAAAAATGCTGACGGCTTATTTTGCTGGCGGCGCAACACCCACACAGCTGTACCTGCGTCTATACAAAGATGAAGCAAGCATTAACGAAGCCACAGTGCTAACCGATATTGCTGCGCATGAGCAATCAGGCTCAGGCTACGCCGTCCTTACACTTAACCCTGCTAACTGGACTGTGGAAGAGGGAACGGGTGGCATTCAGGCGCGTCTTGATGATCAGACGTGGACGACGACTGCTGACGACTGGGGAACATTACGCTGGGCTGTAATATCGACCACAGCTGATGACACAGGCGACATTCTTCTTGCACGTGACTATAGCACCGGTAAGACAGTAACTGGCGTAGGTGCAAATGTGACAATCGATGATCTGTTCTTCAGTATGAACGACTAAGGAATATCCATGATTGAGTTCACCACCTATATAGGCCGTGATAACTCATTCTCGTTGAAAGTATGGCGAGGGGAGGCGCAGCAAAGTGCGTCCCCTTTGCCGCTCGCAGCGGTGACGCGGTGGGAGCTGGTATTGCGTGGTGGGGAAGTGTTGGACGATCAAGCGATATTTGTTCCAAAATTTGATCAAAATATCTTAGAGATCAATGCGGGACCATGGCTAACGGAAGATCACTACGGAAGCCACCGCGCGCACTTAGTCGCCTACACGTTCGAGAATGACGACGGCGTTCGCCTTCCTGACTTCAAACTCAAGGTTTTATCATGAGCCAACAATTCGCAAACAACGCATCGGCGGTGCTGGCTGCTTCAATTAGCGCCGCTGATACGACAATTACGGTGTCAGAACAAAAGAATATTCCAACTCTTGAAGCGGGGGATTACTTTCTAGCAACGTTGTTTTTAAATTCCGACACTGATCACATTGAGATTATTAAGGTCACAGCTGTATCTGGAAGCGCTTGGACTATTGAGCGTGCGCAGGAAGGCACAGCTCCACTTGTACACAATATTAACAGTCCTATCGAGTTGCGACTTACAAAGGGGACACTGGAAAATATAGTTAATTTAATTAACTCAATTGATTTATCTGTATTAATTGATGATGGTGAAATTTCGTTACAGAAAACTCTTTCAAGCTCAAAAATTCAAAAAGAGATACAAGAAAAAACTAGCACAGCATATCTAATGTCATTTGGAGGCCAATAATGAAAGAGCGATTAAAAGAGTTTTTTAACGGAACATTTACGGGTTCTGATTTAACTGGAACTAATAACGACGAGTGGGTAATTATTGAGAACGATGCTACAACTCAGGCAGTAGTGCGTGACGTTATTGTTGATCCATTAAATCAACCTGTACTAACTGATGGAACAGGTGCTGCTGTAGCTCTGGTTAATGGTGCTTTAACAATTGCCAACAACCAAGATCTTATTGGAAGTGAAATTATTGAAACAAACGGTAGTCTTAAATATAAATTAACGGTTGATCCTAATGGTGATGTAATATTATTTGATGTTATAAAGCATCCATTTGTCACAGGATCTACTGTACTAGACTATAAAATGACTTTAGGTGATCCAGACGGCTTTTGTAGTGATCTATTATCATACTCATTAACATTGAATGATCAGGGTGCGCTAACGCAACAATATTTTAATACCCAATATACAACACCAGTGGATACATTATTTACTTCTATGCCTAATGTATCTAATCCTAAATGGGTATTTCTAACGTATAAATATGCTTATTATTTCAATTATGATGGTAACTCCATTACCAAGTTATATAGAGCAGACATAACAGGTATAACTATTGGAAGTTGGTCGGTTGTATCAGAAGACGTATATGCATTTAAAGCGCTAGATGTCGATAACAACGCAGTATGGTGGGTAGACCAAAACAAAGATCTATATAAATATGACCTAGAAAAAGGTACACAAGAGTTTGTGGCATATCTCGACTCCACACTGCCAGCTACCACAAGCACTTATACTTGTTCTGGAGCATGTAATGGGCTATTTATCCTTTGTTTAAGTAATTCTTACACTAGTAACTTGTATTTTTACGACAGCAATAGTGGTGAGCAGGGGGCATTATCACTTTCAACAAGTTTTAGTGTAAGCAACTACTCTAACTTAGCAGTTACTTATAATAAAAATGAAGATAAGTACTATATTTTTGTGGGTTCTGGTACTGATTTTTACACTTACTACTTGAATGGAAGTCCTACCAATGGTGACACTGCGATATACATCGCGTATAACATGAATACCTTTATGCCTAATGGACTTTATTCGAACTCCAACCATATACAAGGAAATAATAAAGGAGAGTTGTTTGTAGTAAATGGATCTCAAATCCCTGAGAAAGTGAAAATAGCTAATAATGCAGCAACATCAATAGAAACTGTTTCAGGTGTGACACCTTACGGTAAAACAGGGTGGTATGAGGCTGTATTAAAACAGTCTGGAGGTAATGAGTTACAAGCTCCAGTACAACCATCGGATCTAGAGATTAACCTGACATGTAAAGTGTCAGGTGTAGAAATAAAAGAGGTGGAGTAAATGTTAAGTCCAGCAAATAAAGGTATTGAAAAAAACTCATTAGAATATGTGAGAACGATTACAAACATAAGATATACGGCTCCATACACAGTACCCGAAGGCCATACAGCATTTGTAGTAGCTGCAACCAGTAATACCAGTGGTGATTATGTTTCTGTAAACGGTAATATGTTGGTATATACATCATTCTCAGGAGCAACAGGAAGTTCCAGTGTATTACATAAAATGCGCTTAAATGAGGGGGACGTTCTAAGCACCAATACAGACTCCTGTTTGGCGGCCGTAGAGGAGTATAAAATAGTATGATTAAAACACTAAATAACGGGGTTTTAAGAGTAACTAAAGAAGACGGATCGTTTCTTGAGCTAGGTGTACATCCTTCAACTCGTAAGCCTTGGAAATCAGAAGAAGAGGCATTCAATTTTCCTATCAATTCAAATTATCCATTTAGAAAAACTGAATCTGTAACCGAAGTTTCAGCATTTAATTTCAAATTGCTATTTAGCCCATCTGAGCGTGTTGCTATTAAGGATTCGGCTGATTCATTGGTAAAAGACTTTTATGAAATGTTGAACGATCCTCGTTTAGAAACTGTTGTTTTAAGCCATGTAGATACTGTTGATGGTGTTAATCATTTACGTGATCTAGGATTGATTACATCTGATAGAGCGCTGCAAATTCTAGCGGGACGAGCGCGATAACTTAAAAGGGTATTTATTATGCCGAATGGTTGCGGACCCTCTTGGATGCCACGTCGATTGACGTGGCTTTTTTTTGGCTGGTGGTATGAAGCTAGCTGCGATAAGCATGATAAAGGATACAAAAAAGGCGGCGATGAAGTTCGCCGCTTTGAATGTGATTGGAAGCTTTTATTAGCATTACTGCGTGATTGTAAGCGAGTTCGCTGGTATTGGAAGCCGCTAGCCTATCCTGTAGCAATTTTGTATTTCGTTCTAGTGCGGCTATTCGGCTGGTATTTTTTCCAATATAAAATAGGTGAAGCCAATGAAAATTAGCATTAGCCCGTTTGCGGGAGAATTGCCAAAGCTTAACGCTAAGATGCTGCCGGACAGCAACGCACAGGAGGCGAGAGGCTGCGACTTTGATAGTATGAGTCTAAAAGCTTCGAACGGTAATCAATTAGTAAGCAGCTTTGAAAAAAATGTGCGATCACTGTATCGATCCGAGCCTCACATAAATTACCGCTGGCACAGCGAAGGTGTCAGCATGGTCCAGTCGCCACTCAACAATGATCAGTGGGATCGTTTGTACTGGACGGGTGAGGGCGCACCAAAGATGGCAACGTCAACCATGGCGAATACTGGCACACCGCCAGGGTCAAGCTTAACGCTTGGCATTCCAGCGCCTAGCTTACCGTTACAAGTATCACAGCCAGATCAGGCCGAACCAGAAGACGGCGGCTATGAAATCAATGTGATCTACACGGTTACCTTTGTTAGCGCGTATGGCGAAGAAGGCCCACCAGCGTTAGCAAGTAATATGGTTACTAAGTGGTCTGGTCAGTCGGTATCGCTTAGCAGCATTCCAATGCCGCCAGGCGGTGCGCATAACATTGCCACTAAACGCATCTATCGCTCTGAGTCGAGCGGCACGTTCCTTTACGTGGCCGACATTCCAGCAAGCAGCTCTAGTTTTACGGATACCGTACCGACGGAAAGCCTAGGTGAACCGCTGCAGTCACTTGACTGGGATATGCCGGACAGCCGATTGATTGGCTTAACCTCGCTAGGGAACGGCATGCTGGCAGGCTGGTTCGACAATACGCTTTGCTTTTGTGAGCCGTATTACCCGCACGCGTGGCCAGTTGGTTACCAGTTGGGGTTTGACTCTGACATTGTAGGTGTTGCGCCAGTAACGGGCGGCGTCATTGTTGTAACAACACGAGAGCCATGGTTGGTTTCGGGTGCCACACCAGCCGCCATGTCTCAAATGAAGTTAGACTTTACTCTTGGTTGCGTGTCTCGCTATTCGGTAGTTGATATGGGGGAGTACGCGATTTATGCCAGTGCCGAAGGTCTGATTGCGGTTGGAGGTCGCACGCCATCATTGTTGACGGACGACATTATTAGTCGTCAGCAATGGCAGAACTATAACCCTGAAACCATTAAAGCATTTCGATGGCGAGAGAAGTATTTAGCGTTTTATGAGCAAGACGGAATCATCAATGCTTTCATTCTAGATAGTCGTCAGGGATTAGTTAACGTTGATGTTCCGGACGATGCCCACTGCATGTTTCTTGATCCAACTACTAGCGAGCTGATTATCGTTACTAATAGCGGCTCTATGCTGTCTTTTGAAAGCGGTGACGCTGGTTCGTTTTACTGGAAATCCAAAATGTTCACTATGCCACACATGGCGAGCATGTCAGTTCTAAAAGTGGATGCAGATGGGTATCCCATTACCGCAACCGTCTATGCCGATAACATTCAATTATTTAGCACAGACATTCAATCAAGCGATCCCGTTCGCCTACCATCAGGGCGTTATCGTAATTTCGAGATTGCTTTGTCGGGATCGGGAGAAATTTATAGTGTTCAGATGGCATCAAGTCCAGCGGAGTTATTGTAATGGCACAACGACTAAAGGCGTTTCCTCAGCCGCCACGCAACATTGATCGACAACTAAAGATTTACTTAGCTGCCATCCAAGAAATGATTGAAACAGGCGAAGGTGCGCGTGGCGATCCGCTGGATACTAAGCTTACGTTTCGTGATTTGGTGGATTCTGGCATTGCTAAATTGAAAGGTCGCATAGGTGCCGGAGGTTTAAGTGGAACCGACTTAGAGCCCGGCGGTGTGCCGGATTTGAGTACACCACCAGTGCCGTTCGACCTAAATATAGTTGCTGTCTTTGGTGCGGTAACCATTCTATGGTCTGATCCCTATGGCGCGTATAGCAATCATGCATATTCTGAAATCTATCGTGCGGAAGGCCAAAACGCGCAATTTGATCAGGCTGTCTTGATCGGTGTTAGTAATGGCTCTACGTACTCGGACTACTCAATTGATGAGGGTGTTTGGTACACGTACTGGATTCGATTTGTGTCTGTTAATAATGTATTTGGACCATGGCATGATCCAGCAGGCGCAAGCTTGCAAAGTGTTATTTCAGTTAAATACATGCTTGAAGAACTGAGCGGTAAAATCGATGAATCTGTATTAGCTCAGTCGCTTCGCGGTGAAGTTTCTAAAATCAACGATTTAGCCAAGATGTACACATTAACTCTCGATGTTGATGGTTATGTGTCAGGTTTTGGCACTTATAACGACGGAAAAACATCAGACTTTGCGATTACAGCAGATCGCTTCTGGATTGCTGCGCCTAACCGCAAAAATAAAGTTAAGCCATTCATTATTCAAGATAATAGCGTTTATATGGATACGGCCTTTATTCGTGATGCGTCAATTCAAGAAGGTAAACTCGGTCCTATTTCATTCGGAAAAATTCGTGATGCCAGCGGCCAACCAGTTACAACTGTAAGCGGAAAGCTTAAAGCGGAAAACATTGATGTCGATAGCCTTCAAGTCACTAATGCCAATATCAGCGGCGATATTTATTCAACTAACTACGGTGAAAGAGTAGGTGCGAGCTGGATTATTCGTGCCGATGGTAGTGCAGAGTTCAATAACGCCACAATTCGCGGAACGCTATATGCAAACGACATTGTTGGTGCAGTGAATAAGACTACTGTCGTTTCACAATCAGCTACACGATGGGCATCACCTCAATCATGGGTTGAGATTGGAAGGGTGAGTATCTCGCTTAGCGATAGAGAAGACGGCTACACACCATTTTTCATGATCAATGTTGAGGTTGATTCTCGTGACAACATGAGCAGTGGAGCTGGCACAAAACATACAGGAATACGCTGCAGGACTGAGATCAGGGTAAACGGATTGACAGTTCGTACTTTCTACTCTGGCGCATTGGCTAACGGTTTAGCTGGTGGTGTTAATGCAGTTGGGGCACACAACAGCCAAATCAAAGGAACAGTTGAGTTTGTGGTGTTCGGCTATTCACATGAAGCCTATGTAAATTTCTTTAGCGTATCTGGCATGGTTGGCGGTTTGGCGTAAAATTTCAATTATGGTTAAAATTTTGTTATTTACTGCTAACATAGTGCAACACTTAGACATAGTTAGTCTTGGATTAAAGAAAATACAGCATAAGACAAATGATGATCGTTCACTTGAATATGTCGTCAATGCCTGCCAAACCGGCAAAGCGTTTTTCTTTATGTCAGCTGGAGGTGGCTTTGTGGTACTTGAGCCAAAAGCCACTACGCCGATCAGTGTAAATGTCTGGCTCGCCTTCTCGGAAGAGGGTGACGCTATCCAACAATACGAAAGTGAGATAGTGCGACTCGCATCAGAAATAGACGCAGAGCGCTTAACATTTCAGTCCCCACGGAAGGGCTACCAACGAGCGTTAGCCCACTGGCAACGCGATGGAATCAACTACCATAGGAGTGTGCCATGAGTGGCGGCGGAGATAACTCAATAGAAGAAACGCCAGAGCAAAAAGAACTGGCACGTATAGCCATTGAGAAATGGAATTTTAGCCAAGACACCTTGGCACCATTGACTGATCAATACATGGCGGAAACGGATCGTATGCGCTCAGATCCAGCATTGGCTTACCAGCGCGGTCGAAGCAATGAAACGTCACAAGTTCAGAATGCAAACGCTCGCAACCAACTCAATCAGGTTACACAACAAATGGGTCTTAACCCCAATAGCGGTAAGGCCATGATGATGAATTTTCAGGGTGCCGCATCCAACGCGGATGCAGCCGGAGATTTCATGGCACGCTCTCAGAACGAGCAGCTAAACCAGCATGTTATCGGCCTGCAAAACATCAACGCCATTGGTATGGGCGAGTCTGCCGAAGCGCAAAGCGGTATCGGTGACATTGCTCAGATCGGCGCGCAAGAGCAGCGTTCAAACGCGCAGAATACTTTCAATCGCCGCTCAGCCAACTACCAACTATTGGGCAACATTGCAGGGGCCGCGACAAGTTATGGTATGAGCGCACCATCCACTTCATCAATAGATACAGCCGCACCCATCAGCTACAACACGCCCACGGCGAGCGGATTCACTGATTACCGGACCAACCAAAGCTTCGGTATCGCATAGGAGCAACCATGTCAGACTTCTTAGATACATCTTGGCAAGAGCGATTACAGCGCCTAGACGAAATCAATAACCCGTCAAACGATAGCCTTCACATCGACCCTATGATGGTTGATCTAAAAGGTGACAAGGGTGCATCTGAAACCTTAGCGCGCATTTACCGCAATCAATGGACAGATTGGAAAAACCGATTTCAGCCAAGACTAGAACAACTGGCTGGTTATGCTGCGACAGGCGAACTAACCAAACAGTCCGTTGGTTTAGCTCAAGAATCAGTGCAGAGCAGTTTTGCAAACAACGCGGCGACATTCGAGCGTAACAATCAGCGCCTCGGCATCCAGATGACACCAGCCCAAGAAAAGGCAGCACAGCGAACGGCAAGCATTGGTCAAGCGTCAGCCAAAACCACCGCAATGAACAACGCACGAATATCAGGCCAAGATCGTGATATGCAGATTTTAGCCGGTGGTGCTGGATTAACATCGGACTTGCAAGAGGGGATGCAGCAATGAGCTACGGTCTATTAGGTATGCAAAATCAAATGGAAGGCCAAGCGTTGCATGGATTACGCCAAAAAGCCAGCATTGACCAACAAAACAAGCAGGCAGAAGACGCCATGGATGCAGCAGAACGCCAACAGACAATGACAGGCGTAGGCACTGGGGCGGCAATCGGCATGATGGCTGGTGGCCCTATGGGAGCGGCAATTGGGGCTGGAGTTGGCTGGATTGCATCAGATTTATTCTAATTAAATTTTCTTGCCGGGAGGCAACATGGCATTAGACACAAGAGGCTTTGCAACAGGCTTTACTCAGGGCTTTGGTATGATGGACCAGTACCAGAATCGCCAAAAGCAAATAGGCTTACAAGAGCAACGATTGGGTTTGCAGCAAGAGCAGATTGAATACGGTAAAGAACAGGATGCTTTCAACCGTGACCTCGCCGAGCGCCGACTTGGTATGCAGGCCGACCAGCAAGCTCAGTCCCAAGCGAATTGGGAAGCTAACCACGAATTGCATGAACGCACAACCAACGCGACACTTGCAAATCAAGCGAACACCCGCAAGCGACAAGCCAAGAAAGATAAGCAGAGTGACACTGAATATCAGAGCCAGCAAGATATGGACTATGCCAAGTCGTTTTATGCGAACCTTGCTGCTGGTCAAACCAAATTTGATGAGGATTCTTTTAAGCGTCTTAGTGATATCCAAAAGCGAAACCCTCAATTTATCGGACATCCTTTACAGAAAACCCTTAAAGATCGTAGAGCGTTTTCCCAAAACCAGCAGGCACTACAGACAACTACAGCGTCGATTCAAAAACTATTTATGCCTGACGCTGAACTGACTGGCGAAGATGCGCAGGCCATTATGTCAGCCAACGTAGATGTTACCCGCGCAGCGTCACCAGCTGCACCACAAGCAGTAGCCATCGTTGAGCGCGTCTTTGATCCAAGCGACGACTTTAACGAAAACTCACCACAAGCACTGGGCGCGTTCAATCATATTTTTGGTGACCTAGTTGGAGAAGGCAAGCGGATCACAGGTGTTTACCCTGGTCGAACGCCAGGCACGATTTCACTTGATTTGGATACGCCAAACGCCAAAGGCGTACCGGTTACCGCCAATCGTGGCACGGCAGACGATGGTGATGACGAAGTATTAGAAATCCCCATAGAGAAAGCGATTAACGCGCTTAAAGGCTTTAAGTCGCTCTCTCAAGAGTTCGAAGTAAACCCCGACGCAGCAGAGAAAGCCATGCGCTTTGCGCGAACTATGGGCTTAGCGCCGGAAGCAAAAAATAAAGACAAAGATCAGCCGAAGGTCCACACCGAAAAAGAATACAACGATATGGGTGCAGAGGTTGGCGAGCGTGCTTATACGCTGATTACCGATCCGAAGACGGGGCGACACTACAAACAGTACTTGGAAGAAGACCCTAAAAGCGATTTTGATGATGTCTCACTTGATGAAGAGATAGCGATTGCGCGTGAAGAGGTAGCGAATGGGACCATTACACCAGAGCAGTTCCAAGCTATTTATGGCGTGTTATTTCAAGAACAGCAAGCAGCTCCAACACCACCGAACCCCAGCGGCACACCTAACCAAGTTGGGCGCCCAACAGCTACACGCGGTGCACCACAATCACAGCAACCGCTCGGATTAACCGATCCACGTAACGCACCTTTAAGTCAATTTGGCATTAAATAGCTGGAGTACACTCTGTGTCAGAATTAACTCGTGAACAAATTCGCCGTAAAGCCGCCATTAAAAAGCGTGTGCAACAGAAGGCTCAAGCATTCCAAAGCCGAAACGAAAACGAGCAAGGTTACTTAGGAGATAGCGTCGATGCCTTTCAGCACGGTCTTATCAGTGGTGGTGCAGACTTAGCCGATGGAGTGCGTTACATAACTGGTTCCGAAACCGCAGGCAATATCGCCGACTCATGGCGCGGTAGTGCGGAAGAGCAAATAAATCAGATGTCGCCAGCTGGGCGCGAAGCGATGCAAAGCTTTGGCATCAACACCGATGACGGCATTGGCTTTAACGAAGGCAGCAGCGTAGGTGGTTTTGGACTGAATGTAATCAGCGGCCTAGGTAGTTTCGCACCTACCATGATACCGGGCGGTTTAGCTGCAAGAGGACTGAGCACGGTAGGCAAAGTCGCTGGTGCAACCGGTAAGGCAGGCAAAATTGTAGATAAAGCCGCTGATGTTGCTGGCTTTGGTGGTGTGGGTGCTCTGGCTATTGGCGGCGGTACAGCCAATCAAGCCTATGAAACCGTTGCAAAAGCGGACCTTAATACGCTAGCTGAATCCGAAGTCTTCAAGCAGCGCTATTGGGAAATGCGCGATTACCAAGAAATGGGACACGAACAAGCCTTAACAGAAGCGCGAGAAAGCATTGCTAAAGAAATTGCAGAAGAAGCGGCCAAAGATGGCGCCGCGCTAGGTGCAATTTCTCAAGGCGCACTTGGACCTGTTTTTGGTCGACTATTCCGTGGTGAAGTAGGTGGATACGCCAAGTCAATTGCAGCCGGTGCCGCAACAGAAGGCGCTCAAGAACTTGTCGAATCAGGCGGTCAAAGCGCTATTGCTAACAAGAACGTCAACCCTGCAATTCCGACCGATACAATGGATGGTGTTGTGGGTGATGCGCTAACCGGCGCTATGACAGGCGCAGCGGTCGGTGGTGGCTTTGGCTTAAGCGGCAAGGCAACGCGAGACGTTCTAAATCGTAACAAGCCAGAACCAGAAGACACATTGCCAGGCGAGCAAGACGAAACCACAGCACGCGCAGATGAACTTCAATCTGAGATCGATCAACTAGACGACCAGATACAAAACAACTCTGACGAGCTATCAGACGCAGAGTACAGCGCATTGCTGCAACGCCGTGAAGCTCTATTGCGTGAGCAGCTAGGCGAATCTATTGAGTTTGCACAAAACGCTGAGTTAGAGCCATTACCTGATTTAGCGGGACCACAACAGCAACAACCACTAGGTTTGCTGCCACCTGAAAACGGCCCTCAGCCGCCACGCTTCGACACTATTTATGGCGAATATCAGCCATCCGAGCAACAACAAGCAGCACGCGAAACCACCCGCCGCTCGTTTGAGGAGCCTGTGACAGAAGCACGCCAAAGCCGTAAGGCCCGTGATGAAGCGTATCAATTGCAGAAGCAACAGCAAGAACAGATCGAGCAAACACGCCGTGAGCGTCAACAGCAAGAGGCGCAGAAACGCCAGCGCGAAGATCAAGTGGCGCTTGGTCAACTTGAAGTAGGCAGCGAAGTTAAAGCAGCGAAAGGCAACCAAGCAAAAGCCTATACGCCAAGTAACAAGTCGCTTGATGTGGAATATCAAATCGTTGAAGCCAGCGACCTAACCACCAGTCATGACGATAATTTCCAAGCGCGTGCTGACTACCCGCAAGCATTGCAAAACCGCGACCGCTCAAGCCCAGCATTGCGTAAGCAGGTGGAAGACAATGCCAAGAACTTGATCCCCGAAAAATTGGGTGAAGATTCTGGTGTCGTGAGTGGCGCGCCTATTATCCGTAACGGCGTCGTGGAAAGCGGCAACGGTCGTACAATGTCGATCCGTCGCGCATACAATGACAGCGGCGCAGCGAACTACCGCCAGTACTTGGAGAACAATGCCGAGCGCTTAGGTATTAGCAAAGAGGAACTAAGCCAATTCAATCAGCCCGTGCTTGTTCGTCAGCGCCTCAATGATATGACGCCGGATGAGCTCACCAGCTACACCAAAGACGCCAACACCACAGATGCGTTCGCACTTAATCCCGTGGAACAGGCTAAATCAGACTCAAACCGCGTCACCGACGATGATATGTCGTTGATCGATATACCAGAGTCCGGCGACTTCGCTGCAGCGTCTAACCGATCATTTGTGCGCAAGTTCCTAGGCCGCTTCCCAAAAGCAGAACAGAACGCCATGCTAAATGGTGACGGCACTATCTCAGACGGCGGTATCAGCCGTGTGCAAAATGCCATCTTTGCCAAAGCGTATGGTTCTGATCAGTTGATTGAAGACATTACCAGCACGTCCGCCGACGATATGAAGACAGTCGCTAAGGCGCTGATCAATGCGGCACCAGAAGTCGCCAAGCTGAATGCGCAAGGCGGTGTCGAAGGCTTCACCGACATAATCGTGGACGCTGTAAACATTGTTAAGCGTAGCCGTCGTGATGACGTACCCGTTAAAGAACTGACTGATCAATTTGATTTGATGTCAGAAAGCACTGTTGATCCAACCACCGCCAGCCTTGCCAACTACCTAGATCAAAACGTGCGCTCTATTAAACGCATGACCGATGCCATCAAAGGTGCCGCTCAACGTGGGCAAGATGGATTGCGTAACTCTGAAACTGACGGGCTATTTGGCCGCGCTCCTGCGCCCACCGTTGCCAATATTCTAAATTTCGGTGGTGAATCTAGTACACCGAGTGGTAAACAAATCAACGAAAGTGGTAAACAACCCCCTGCTATCAGTGAAAAAAGTACCGAAAGCGGTAAAGAAAACGACGATATCGGCACATCTGGCAATACTGATTTAACAGAAACTAACCAGTCATTACCGCAATCACCATCTGAGCCAGAAGTTAAGGTGCAGCGATCCGGTCGGCCATACAGCACTAAAAAATCAGCCCAACTATCAAGAACGTTTAGCAGCACACCTAACGCCCAAGTAGTTGAGCACAAAGGCGGCTATGGAATTATTGAAGGCGAAGCTAAGGCGAAGGATAACTCACCAGAACAAGTCACCGATAACCCAGAAGACGGAAGCGTTAACGTACCGGACGAAGTGAAGCCGCCGAAAGAGGCGCTAATGTCTCTAAATAAAGGTGAAGCAGGTGGCATGAACGCCGACGATGTGCGCGCCGCTGTCGAGCCTTTAATCAATGACCTCCACGAGCGCGGTACGTTTGAGGTGGTGCAGTCTATCAATGACTTACCGTTTGGTATTCGCCTACAAGCCAAGGCCAAGCTTAAGAAATCCAAAGGGGAGAACCCTGTATTGCGCGGTATCAACGCTGGCGATAAGAACTACCTGATTGCCGATGGCCTGCGCAATGAGAAAGAAGCCGTCGAGATTTTCTTACATGAAGTGGTGGGGCATAAAGCGGTATTGGATATGCTTGGTAAGGAAGGCGACAACATCATGGAGCAGATTGCCGTCAGCTATGGCCGCAAAGGTCTTGCGGATTTGATTAAAACCTATGGTGTGGAGCCTAATACCAAAGAAGGTCGCATTCTGCTAGGGAAAGAAAAAGTCGCGCACATGGCGGAGCGTGGCGAAAAGCCAGCAATGCTTAAGCGCTTGGTCGCCAAGGTAAAGGCATGGCTTCGCAATTACTTCCCGTCTATCAAATGGTCTGATAATGACGTACTTAGCTTGATCAGTAACGCGCGCGATAACGTCGAAAACCGCTACATGACCAAAGTGGATTTGGATGCCAGCACAGAGCAAGACACTCAAGAGGATAGCGTAAACCTATCTATTCGTGGTGACGCTAACCCTAAAGATGTAAACGACATCATAGGTCGCACACAGGCCAAGCCAGAACACCAGAAGAGCCTAATGGAGCGTGCCACAGACCGACTCAAAGTCTTTAAAGACATAGATACAACTGCATTCAAACAAGCGGTAATTGACTCCTATGCCTCAATCGAAACATTAGAAAAGAAGGTGAATTTTGGCAAACTCAAAGATGGCGCCGAGTCAGCTTACAAAGCCGCCCTTCGCACAGCCAATCTTGATTCACAGGTTGAAGCAGTTATGCGCCGTGGTGCTCTTGAGTTTAAAGACGGTGCGTTTCAAATCAAAGAGGGCAGCAAAGGCTTTCTCGAAATCTTCCAGAAGATCGCAGACAGTGAACAGTTGCAGCTCTGGGAAACGTGGGCCGGTGCCAAGCGAGCTAAGCGCATCATGGAAGAGGACGCACGCGCGAACCTTGATGGTCAAGCAGCACTTAAAGAGCATCGAGCAACCATTAACAAGCTTAAGAAAACCACGCCAGCAAATTACCCAGGCGGCTTAACGCAGTGGCGTAAAGATATGCGTGCCGCAGAAAATGGGATGAAGGATGCGCGTACTCGAGCATTTCAGAAGCGAGAGCGACTATACAAGCCTAGTGATATCAAGCGTGTCATTAAGTACGTAAATGACAACCCTGAACTAAAAGCGGAGTTTGAGAAAGCACAAAAGGGCTGGCGAAAATTCAATAAGTCCATGCTAGATATGGCAGAGCAAGCCGGATTGATTGACCCAGAGGCGAGAGCGATCTGGGAGCATGATGATTATGTGCCATTCCACCGTGTGGCTGAAATCGAAGAAGAGGGCGGCATTAGCCAGTACGCCACTAAACGAGGCTTGAGTGGACAGAAGTCAGGTATCACCCAACTGAAAGGTGGTGTCGAAAAGCTAAACATCATAGAGTCCATGGTGCGAAACACAATTCACCTAGTAGATGCTTCTAATAAAAATGTGGCGATGCAGCGCGTAGTCGATCTGGCAGATGGTGTTGCTATGGAGAAGCTGCCGGCATCTAAAATGGATCCAGAAGAGCGAGATATTATGCTTCGTGATTTTGGTTACGTTCCAGAAGATATGGATCAGGATACTTTAGACGCATGGACCAACCAACTTGAACGATATAACAGCATAGATAAAGGCGTTGTCTCAGTATCCAGAAACGGCAAGCTGCACAAATATCACGTTACCGATACTGGTCTGTTTGCCGCTATCACTCAGCTTGGACCTATGCGCGTTGACGGCATGCTTAGAGTGCTTGGCGTTCCTAAGCGCGTATTGACAGCATCTGTAACCGCGGCACCGGGCTTTATGTCAGCGAACTTTGTTCGCGACACTCTTTCAACATGGGTAACAGTCGAAGCCAAAACCACTCCCGTATATGACGCCGTTAAAGGTGCCGCTAAGGGACTGAAACGATCCGAGTCACAATGGGCCATTATGGCCGCTGGCGCTGGAGGTGGTGGCTACTATGACACCTCGCCAGACAATGTGCGACAACACCTATCGCCTTTAAATAAAGGCGGCGCTATGCACGCCCCGAAACGGATGTGGGATGCGTGGATGCGCGTAGGGCAAGCATTGGAAAATGCCAACCGGATAGCCGTGTATGATTCCGTAATTAAAGATGGCGGCACCGTGGCTGAGGCAGCACATCAAGCGCAAGATGTGATCAACTTTTCGAAGCGCGGAGCTAACAAATGGGTTCAAGCAGCCATCACGTTAATACCTTTCTTGAATGCGCGCATTCAAGGTCTTGAGCGCCTATATCGTGGGGCCAAAGAAAACCCTAAAGCGTTCTTTATGAAAGGAACTATCTTGATGGGTGCGTCACTTGCAATTCTTGCCACTAACTGGGACAACGAGGAGTATTGGGAGCTTGATGAATGGGATCGAGATGCGAACTGGCACATATTTGCAGGGGGTGAACACTTTAAAATACCCAAACCATTTGAGGTGGGCGCAGTTTTCGGAACCATTCCTGAGCGAGTGTTTGAGCAATTCAGAAAAGACGCCGACAGTAAGTTGCTTGGTGAGCGCATGCTTGCAATGGTGACGGGTACTTTTGCCTTCGATCCACTTGGCGCCCAATTTATGAAGCCTGCTTTGGATGTCGCATTTAACGAGCGAAGCTTTACCGGCAACCCAATTTTGGGTTTTGGCGATCAGTACCGCAGCCCTGAGGGCCAGTACAGCCCATGGACTTCGGAATCAATGAAGCAGCTAGCCGAATCTATGCCCGACTCTGCTCCGGAGTGGATGCGATCACCAAAGAGGCTTGAGTATCTATTTAAGGGGTATTTCGGGACACTTGGCGGATACGCTCTCAGTTTAACCGATATGGCAACTCAAGAGATTGTTGGCGCACCAGATCAGCCTGATGCAACACTAGGCCGCTATCCTGTTGTGAAGCGGTTTTACAGTGATGAGTTAACGGGCAATAAACACGTTGGCCGCTTCTATGATATGGCAGATGAAGTGAACTCTATCTATGCAGACATGAAAACAAAGTTTGAAGATGGGCAAAAAGAGCAAGCAAACAGAATACTAAAGGATGAAGCTAAGAAGCTACGCTTACGCAGCCACTTTAACAAAGTTCGCCAACAAATGAGCGACATCAGCTCGCAAACTCGCATGATCTACATGGATAAAAAGATGAGCTCCACAGAAAAGCGCCGACGTATCGATGAGCTTACTAAGCGTCGCAATCAAATTGCTCGCGCGGCCTCATTGCAGTTCTATGGGATATTCTAGGCAAACCCCATAAACAAAAGCGCTAAATGAATGACTAGGCAGATTAGACATAATCCGCCTAGGTATTCGCCAATCTCTCTCATAACCCCTCCAAAGCAATTAGCCAAAGGTTAGTTGCTTTGGGTGGAAAGGTGAAGGGACTTAACACTTCAAATAAGTTGATTGAATATTTACCCACAAGTAAGGTTGAATGAAATCAAAAGAAAGGGATTTACATGAGAATGATAAAGCATTTTTCAATGATCGCTGCTGCGTTTCTATCAATCATAGCTAAGGCCGATGATATACCTGTATTTGAGACATTCATTCCGACGTCCGAGCTTCTTAAATATGGTGAATTCGAGCTCAATAAAAAGCAGAAGCAAGTGATAACAATGGTTATTGGTGAAACATATTTCACTGGCTATAACGCAGGATTAAAAAATGCTCAAATGTCAGGCTTTGCAACACCTAACGGCGAGTCTTATGAGGCGCAGATAGCAGGGGAATTCAATGGCTTTGAAGGAGAGACAATTATAAAACTGGCGGACGGTCAAATCTGGCAGCAAACAGATTATCAGCTGATGTTTGGTTATGCCTACATGCCGAAAGCTTTGATTTATCCAATCAATGGACAATACAAAATGCTTGTGAACGGAGTTGATCAAGGCGTATATGTTCAGAGACTCAGGTGATTTCTAGGTTTTTGAACCAAAAATTACGACTTAACACTCTCACTCACTGTTAGGGGGTGTGTAGTCAGGTCAAACTAAACAAGCCTTATATTGATCGCAGTTACTTTACTGTCTTAAGATATCCACAAACCAAATTACCAAAAGGAATTGATATGAAAGCAATATTCATAGCTACTGTCGCTGCATTTTTGCTGACAGGGTGCGCCCAAAACAGCTATAAGAAATTCTATAATCCATACGTAGACGCCAAAACACTGCCTGATGTTGAACTTGTTGCCGAAGGACAAGAGCCGCAGGTTTTAAGCTCTGGCAATTTGGAGCGAGACGTCCTGGACCTTCGTTCAAAAAAATACATACCTATAGGTCACTCTTCTTTTAATGGTGTTTACGAAGACGCTAAAAATGCGGCGGCTCAGGCTAAGAGCATTGGAGCAACTCTTGTGCTTGTGAATTCACAGTACACAAACACAGAAACTACAACATCAACATTATACTTGCCTGATAATAAAACCACATTTCACTCGGGCTCAATAAATGGAAGCGCCTCATATAGCGGCACATCTACAACATACGGCTCCACAGCTACTCCAATAACGTCTAATCACCGCCGCTACGATCAAGAAGCCGTATATTTCGTTAAGTCAAATCAAAAACATAAGTTCGGATTGCAATTCGGAGACCTAACTTCAGCACAGAGTGCTCAGTACGAACGAAATACTGGAGTTCTCGTATATGTCGTTATAGAAGATAGCCCGGCTTTTTACTCCAATGTGCTTTCAGGCGACGTGCTTATTGCTGTAGATGGAGTTACAGTAAAAGATACGAATCACGCAATAGAAATAATGAATAGCATACCGCCATCTCAAGATCATTCAGTCTTAAGAGTAATTCGCAACGGACAAGAAAAAGATATCCAGGTTAAGCTCTGAAGCACGCCTAAAAGTAAACCGATTGTATTTGACCTTTCTTCGCCTTACAGCTAAAGTCTATGGCTGTGAGGCGTCGAAACCTCTTCTAAGCGGATAACCCCAGCCCCGTCAGCGTTGGTTTTTTTATGCCTGAAATATGGCAACCCTACCCGTGTTGCGCCCGTATAGCGTAATCATTGTCGGGAGGGCAGCAGTCATAAAAGACCTTTTGGAAAAGCTGCTCGCGGTCTCTTAGAGCCGTTTCGAACCTCCCGACACCAACTATTCGAAAAAATCTAAGGAGCCAAACATGGCTAAGCTATCAATCCTATCTAATGAAGTCCGAGTCAGTGATGGACTGTACTCTCTTAATGACCTCCACAAAGCTTCAGGTTCAAAAAACAATCACCGACCAAGCCTTTTTGTGCGAACAGAGCAAACAAAAGAGCTAATAGAAGAGATAACTCAAAGCACAGATATGTGCTTAGCTATCAAAACCAGAAAAGGTGGCTCCAATCCTGGCACTTGGGTTTGCAAAGAACTAGTCTACGCCTACGCCATGTGGATTAGTCCTAAGTTCCACCTTTATGTGATCCGCGCTTTTGATCAGATGGTGAGCCAGCCGCAACCAAAACAGCTATCATCTACCACAGATCGCAAGGCTCTAAATATTTGTGTTCGTTCATTAGCCAACGCTCGTTCGCACAACAACGAGCCAGCGGACTACGCTTCTGTTTGGAAGATGGTTAACGGCTACCTTGGCGTGGCGCACATCGAGGAAGCGACCGTTGACCAAGTCGAGAAAGGGATTGAGTTTATTCAGCAAGCTATCGAAGGCGAGTACATCGGCCGCAACGACCAGAAGCTTATTGAAGATGATCGAGTAGGGCAGTTGGAAAAGCGCATTGCAGTGCTTGAGCTAACCCAAAGCCGATTAGAAAGCGAGCTAAGCTTTATTCACAATCATGCCGCCAAACTAAGCGATGAACTTAATGAAAAGGTTTACCCTGCGCTTAAGGCTTTAAACCCTAAAGTATTCGCTACTGTTCGTGAGCGTATGTTCATCATTCACAACCACAGCAAGCCAGCCATTGTTGATGGCTGGAAGAATCAGTCTGCTTTAGAGATACACTAAAAGTACTGGGCCAAGGAATTCTTGGCCCTAATTTAGCCTGCAACAGCTAAATCATAACTTTTAGTCTCTAATGGCTAAGTAAGCCTTAATTTCTAATCCCGTATAAGTCAGACTAGAACTATCAACCGTGTTTCATTAAAGAGTTCAAAATGCGTATACTTCGAGACCTTTCACTAGTCGCTGCAACAATGCTTGCCTCCTCATTGGCAATATCTGCTCCTATCAAACAATCTGCCTCTGGCATCTGTCATGCCCCAGATTCGTCATATTACTCGAGAACCACTAGCTTTACGGCCTTCGATACGCTTGAGAAATGCTTAGCAGCAGGCGGTAAGTTACCCAAAGGCTACAGCTCGTCGAGCACTGCTAGCAATGACAGCGAATACAGCCGTGATAAGTTTGGCCATGGCTGGGCCGACATTGATAAAGATTGCCAGAATACTCGCCAAGAAGTCCTTATCTCGATGTCTACTAACCCAGTTCGCTTCGCCGATGAAAAGCAATGTCGTGTAACATTTGGTCGCTGGATTTCAATGTACAGTGGTGAGGTGATCTTTGATGCATCAACTATGGATATCGATCATGTTGTACCTTTGAAGTGGGCATGGGATCACGGAGCCGACAAATGGACAGAAGAAAAGCGGGAGCAGTTTGCTAACGATCCAGTTAACTTGGTAGCGGTAGAAGCGTCGTTAAACCGATCGAAAGGAGCAAAGGGCCTTGATGAGTGGTTACCACCAGCAAACCAAGAGCAGTACAAGGCAAGGTTCAAGAGAATCTTGGTTAAGTATAGTTTTAAAGGGGAGTAATCTCACTTACAGGCCCGAGTATTCTTGGCCTGTATTATTCTGTAGTCTGTTAGCTCTTAGGCTGATTTACTGGTGAGTGTGGCTTGGATATCAGATAGTAATTGATGAAGTTTTTGACATTCTTTGAGCTGGGTTTCAACTTCTCTTTCAGTAATGTCATAACCCAGTTCGTAGTCAGCGGAATGTCTTAAGTCGCGCATAGCTTTCAGTTTTAATCCTGCCTTCTTGATATTGAGCCAATTCTTTCGGTTCTTTTTTACTGAAGCGATTTCAACTGTTTGAAGTGCAGCGATTATTTTTGCGTGCTCACCACCTTCATAATTAGATGGTGTGGGTAGTTTTAGAGACAGGCTGCGGCAAGCATGAAAAGCTGAATAGTAGCTTTTGTGGATAGAGGTTCTTTTCTCTTGATCTTCGTGCTGACTCTGAGTTTTGGAGCACTGCTGAAGATGAACCGCAAAGTCAGAAATTTCTTTGAATTTAGTGTCCATTCTTTAACCTATTAGAATTTATTTAAATCTAGTCACAATTAGGCTAGATATCCTATCTAGTGATTCATCTTCAAGGATAGTATCCATGAAGTCCTCATTCATGCAGCATACTGCGTCGCCAGTGAATACAGAATCCACAGAAAACTGATAGCTAATCCAGCGTTCTTTGCCGTCATTTTTAATAGAGAATCGAAATGAAGGGGAGGTATGACTCTTTGCAAGGAAATCTTCAAGCTTGCTGTTGTAACGCTCTAGGTCAAGAAGAGGTATCTCGTGGCTTAGAAGAAATTCTTTAGCTTCTTTTGCAAAGTAGCCATCACTCTGTCTTGGGTTTGTTAACTTGCAAAGTTTTTCATATGCCATGATAGCTTTCTCCAAGTCGCCACAATGCTCGTAAGAGTCGTACAACCACTCCATTAGAACAATATTGACGATATCGCGTAGAGCGCAATTTTCAAGAAAAGTGCGCACATCACTAAAATACCCACCTAGGTCGAGTGCATAAGCATAATTTCTATACAAAGTAACAAGGCCATCTTGAGCTGCTAATTTGTTTGCTATACTAAAGGAGCTTTCTAACAGGCTTTTATCCTGAGTAGCCCCACCTAAAATCATCTTTGCTACGTGCCCACAAAGAGGGTTGGTTTTCATCAAAGATGATATCTCACTATCAATATCTCTTCTTTTCATTGCCAGCTCGAACTCATTTGCCATAGAGTAGCGACTTGTGAGAGGGCTATAATGTTCAATGAGAATGACCAATGAGTTTAACTCATTGAATCCAGCTATTTGCGGTTGCGTCATAAATACTTGCTTAGAAATACTGCTTGGGATACATAACAGATTAGGTGAATTACCAGATCCTTGGCTAATGGACAATTATTAGGCTTTAAGAGATAAGAAGTCAAAAAAAAATATTAATTTTTTTGCGGCTTTCTGTGGATGTCAATGAATTTATATGCTTATAGGTCTTTATTTCTCATATTCATTGCGAAGCTCGTCAAGATAATCAGACCACCGCTGCATCATTTCACGTCGCGCTTTTAATAGCTGGGTGCGGTTGTATGCTCTGCCAAGCGCGTCTTTAACTTTGTGTGCAAGTTGGCGCTCAGGTAGTACCGCATCGAATTCCAATTCTTCTTCGAGTAGCGTTCGAGCCATTGCTCGAAATCCGTGCGCGCTCATGATCTCTTTGCTGTAACCAAGATTGCGCAGGGCGGCATTGACTGTATTTTCAGAAATGCCTTTTTCGTGTGATCGTGCACCAGGGAAAACTTTCTTTCCATGACCAGTGATGACATAGAGGTCTTTTAGAATTTTGATAGACTGACTGGATAAAGGAACGATATGGTCTTCACCACCTTTAGCCGCTTGAATTTCTAGCTGCTCTTTATCCCACTTCACTTGGTCCCACTCTAGGTTGCGCACTTCTATCTGACGCAAGAACCACATAGCAGTACACTTCATAGCCGCGACGACTTGCGGAGTTCCAGTATAGTGATATATGTCGCTCATTAATTTGCCGACCTTGCTTGCATCGGTAATCGCTGCAAAGTGCTGTGTCTTGTGTGGAGTAAGTGCACCTTTTAAGTCAAGCGTTGGATTGCGCTTGCATCGACCAGTAGCGATAGCGAAGTAGAATACTTGGCCGATCCACATCTTTGTTCGGTGTGCCGTCTCAATTGCACCGCGTGCCTCGATCTTGCGAAGCAGGTTAAGAATATCAGGCGCTTCGATTCGACTAATGTTTCTATCACCTATAAATGGAAGAACATCGCGGCGTAGGGCGCTTTCCACTTTTACCATGTAGCTTGGTGAACGATCCGACATTTTAATGGTTCGCCACTCGTGCGCGACTTCTGCAAACGTATTGTCGTAGTATCCCTTCAAAGCGAGCTTCTGTTCTTTCCGCTGTTCACTCGGGTCGACGCCATTAGAAAGTAGGCGTTTGGCATCATCGCGTTTTTCCCTTGCGGTCTTTAGTGAGACATCGGGATACACGCCAAGAGCAAGCCGTTTTTCTTTACCTGCGAAGCGGTACTTAAGTCGCCAATACTTAGCGCCCTTGGTATTAATTTCTATATAGAGCCCACCGGAGTCGGACACTTTGTAGGTTTTATCTCTAGGCTCGGCTAGCTTGATTGATCTATCTGTCAGTGGCAT